TTTTTTATTTTAAAGAAATGTCATATTTTTGACCAATGCCGTAAATTCGTCACTGCTGCTGCTTGTTGTACTGTTATGCCTTGCCCGATGGCTATCTGGCGTTGAAACCTCACTTAAACTGCTAATACTATGAGTATAATTGCTATAACTACTCCTGCTGGTTGTTCTTGATGAACACACTGAATTACACGTTGTTCCCGTTCGTATTTTTTCTTTCAATAATTTCAATTTCCCCAAATCAATTAGCAACACCAGTTTCATTGATATTTTATCAACACAACTCCTGCATACACAGAATGTTGTATTAGAATAATGGGGAAATTTCATAGAACATTCTTCATCATCACAAATCCCATTTCCGCACTTGTCACAGCTGTGTTGTGGTATATTGGTTTTACAATTATCACAAACATCGTCATCATCATCATAGTATCCACCGTATCTACTAATAGGGGAGGACATTTGAGATTCCGTTATGGCATATTGAAAATATCGGGGGGATTCGCTCATTGTATTATAAGGTGTTACATTCGTTAAAATCAATATAGTATGATTTTTCTATCAATTTTTTACATTATTGAAACCTTATGAAATGGAGAATAAGGTTCTCCAATGTAAAGTTCATTGTGCAGATATTCGTAGTGATTTTCCAGTAGATTGGAAATTGTTATCATAAACAATAATGTCTACGTATATAATATAATGAAAGGTTTAGCCAAACGAAATAACAAAACCCGAGGAAAATCAACTCGTAAAAAAAATGATAATAGAAAAACAATTCGTAAAGGAAAAAAACGAGGAGGAGCAGGACTTGAAGGTATGAATAAAAAAACTCTACAACAACAAACTGATGAATTAATTTTTCGTAAAAATGACGCAGTAACTAAGCTTATAGCTATAAGAAAAAGAACTGATGCTGAATTCAAGGCAGCAGAAATAGTTTTTATAAAATATGTAGAATATGTAAAACAATTACACAAAGATACTGGTTATGCAGAATCTAAGCATGTAGATGAAAACGACCCCCCAAACAAAAAAACAAAATTGGATAATGATCCAAGAATCGCTGCAGCTAACACAAAATTAGACAAATTAATGGTTAAATTACAAAAAGAACGTGATACCGCAGACTTTGAATATAAAGTAGAAATGGGTAAAATAAACAACGAATTTTCAATTATAAAACAAACGGAACAAAACCAACAAGAAACAGAAGATATTAATGCCGAAAAAGATGAAAAAACGGATAAACAAAGAATAAAGAATATACAAAATAAAACATACTTAACCCCATTTGCTGGTAATGCTTTTAACGTTGACGGTCGTTGGGAGTTAGCTGAGGCAAACGCTAGACAAGAAGAACATGATAAATCAGGTTTTAAAGATGCAGAAACGGCTGGTTTAACTTTTAATGGCGGAAAAAAAAGAAAAACTCATAAAAAGCGAAAATGAAAGAACTTAGACAGTAGTTGATAATAATATAAAATGGATTATTATCAGCAAACAGTTGAACCCTTATATGGTAAAAAACGCGACAATGTATTAGATACGTCATTATTAAAAAACAACGATATACCCCATAAATATAATATAACTGACCGCGTAGATATGACGAAATATGCAACGTATAGTGTTGACCCCGCTGGGTGCGAAGATGCAGATGATGCATTTAGTATATATACCGAAGACGACAAATTGTACTTAGCGATACATATCGCCGACCCGACTGAGCATATCAATCCCGATTCATTGTTATGGAAAGACATAGAAAATAGAATAGTGACCCGATATCCTTCAAATAAGAAACCAATTCATATGATTCCAGAAGAAATAATGGAAAGATCAAGTTTAATGGTGAATAAGTATGGAAAACAAAAATTGGCAATCACTATATTGACAGAAATTCAAAAAGAAACCTACAAGCCGATAGGTAATGTGAGATTATTATTTACAAAAATCAAAGTAGATGCAGAAAATGCACTGAGTTATGCAAAAGCAGGAACACTATATTTCACAAATGACGTATTAATGCATGGAATAAATATAAGTAAGGCGCTTACCGAAATCAGGAGTGGGAAAACGAAAGGAGTCATTTTAAACGAAGTATCAAATTCTTATGTAAAATATGATGAGGAATCAATGTATTTATACCGTGATACCCCAACAGAGGTTTTAATGAAACAGATGATTGCAGAGTTTGCGATATTTGCAAATTCCTTTGTAGGAGAATATTTAAAAATCAATTTTGAAGGCGTGGGTATATTTCGTATCTGTTCTGCAAGTGAATGGTTAAACACCGTATATAGTGGAATAACGGGTCAAGAATTATTAAACGAAATTATCGTGAATGGTATACAAGCGGAGTATATATCTTCTGTAAAATCCCATGACTTGGTAGGTTCTCCAGAGTATTGTCATTTTACTTCTCCAATTCGTCGTTTATCAGATTGTGTATGTCATTATTTGTTAAAATATATCCATTTAAAACCATTCAGTCCTGACATGCCTATTCCATTTAACAATCACCAATTAGAAATATATTCAAACAAATGTATGCAAATATCAAAAACAATTAAAAACATTCAATACAAGGATACAAAATATCGTTTGTTACAAACAATGAATGGAATGTTGTTGTTAAGTCCTGCACTAACCATACAATATTATGTAAGTAGTTACGTGAAATGCTTTTTTAATATAATAATCTGTAATATAAATGAACACAGTGTATATTTATCCTATACGTTACGAATATCTAATTTAGAAAAAGATTATGTAATTAAGCAAGTAAAAACGTTGGAAGTTACCAAAGTGAATTATACAAATAAATTTGATGAAGGAAGCATTCCAGAATTGGATATGTTGTATATTACATAATTTTTATAGGATTATATATAAATGGGAATGAGAACCAAAAATATAAAACCAAAGAAATCTGGTGGAAAAAGAAAAACAAGAAAATCCAATACAAAATTTAGAAAAACACGTTCAAAAAAACAAAAAGGTAGTGGAGCCACTTGTTCAAGATTAGGACAATGTAACACTGACCAAAATAATATTGAGGACCAAAATAGTAAAGACGACCATCTTAGATATGTAATTGAAGAAAAAAATGCAGCGTATGTGAAAATATCTTTAGACGAAGGTGCAAATCCAAATATAATGATTACAGATGAACACGTACAACAACCTGAACCAGTTCCAGCTATTATATATGCAGCAAGACATATTGAACCTTCTACAACAATATTAGAACTTTTAGTGGAACATGGTGCAAGTGTAGAAGGAGTTGTATTAAGACCATTAATAGAAGCAACTGAATGGGGTAATTTACCTGCAGTAAGATTCTTATTAGATAAAGGTGCCAATATAAATGCTACTACTGGTTCTGGTGTAACTGCTATAGGTTATGCTATATTGAATGAAGACATTCCCATGATTAAACTTATGCTTGAAAAACGAAAGGGTGAAATAGATTTAAATTATACTCTTTTTGGTGTAGAACATGTAAATATGATAGATGAGGCGGCGATAGAAAACGATACAGATCCAGAAGTAATAAAAATATTAAAAAAGTATGAAATTGAACAAAAACTTCCAAAACTTTTGGAAAGACAAAAAGACAGGACAAAGTTAGCATGGGCATTACGTGAAAAAGATGTAGGAAATATAGGTGATAGGACAATGCCTTATAATTTACGACATAAAATAGGAGAAAATCTAGGGGGTGGAAAAAGAAAATCCAAGAAATCCAGAAAATAAATTACTATCTATTTTTATATAAATATATATAGTAATGGCAACACGAAAATTTAATAAATCCAAGAAGTCCAACAAGGTTAAAACCCGTTCAAAAAATATTCGTGGGTAAAAGAAAAACGAGAAAGGCAAAAAAATCTAAAAGACTCGTAAGAATCATCGTAAGAAAAAGTAAATTATATTCAAGTAATAGAGAACCTGAATATAATTATGAAACCCAATCTAAAAAACATATGAAAACAGGTATAAATATAAAATTATATAATAAATTAATACCAGGTTCTCCAATGCCTCCAAAAAATTACAAGAAATATACAAATAAAAAAGGTTCACAAACAATCTCTTCAGCGAATCTCACCCAAGCCAAGTATTTGTTTATTGTAGAGTCGCCATCTAAATGTGCAAAGATAGAGCATTTTCTGGGTGCAGAATATTGTTGTATATCATCCAAGGGACATATTCGTACAATAGAAGGGTTAAAATCCATAGACACCAAAGAAACATTTGTACCAACATTCACAATAATCAATGAAAAAAGAGAACATGTGGAAGAAATGACAAAAATAATCTCAAGGTTCTCAAAATCTAACGTTTTTATAGCAACAGATGATGATAGAGAGGGAGAAGCAATAGGTTGGCATATCTGTATGCAATTCGGGTTACCGATAGAAACAACAAAACGAGTATTATTTCACGAAGTAACGAAGGATGCGATCCAATTATGTGTAAAAAATCCAGTATTAATCAATATGAATGTGGTACATGCCCAACATGCTCGTCAAGTTCTTGATATATTGGTAGGATACAAGATCTCACCGTATTTATGGAAGTATTTGTATAACAATAAAACGAATTCATTATCTGCAGGGCGTTGTCAAAGTCCAGCATTACGGTTGGTATACGAGAACCACAATGAAAAAACAGATACACTGGATGAAAAATACAAAATAAGTGCCTCATTTCTACCAAAAAAAATACAATTCCAATTAAATATAGATATGTTCTCCAAAAGTGAAATATTAGAGTTCTTAGAAATGTCAAAAACCCATAAACACATGTTATCTGTTGGTGGATATAAGAAGTCAACAAGAGAGGCTCCCAAACCGTTCCATACATCAAGATTATTGCAGGTAGCAAGTAATGTTCTCCATATGTCACCAAAAGATACGATGTCAATATGTCAAAAATTATATCAAGGTGGTTTTATAACCTATATGCGTACAGAGAGTACAAAATATTCCAAAGCATATTTGGAGAAGGCAAGTAATTATATAAAATCACAATTCAATGAAAAATATGTAGGAAATCTGGATAAAATAGAGAACACGGATACAAATAATCCCCATGAGGCGATTCGTGTAACACAAATAGACGTCCGTACATTAGGAACGTGTGAAGATACACGAATGAACACGATGTATAAATTAATCTGGAACAATTCAGTAGAAAGTTGCATGTCAGCAGCAGTATATAATGTATCTCAAATAAAAATAACAGCACCAAAGAAAAGTCATTATACATATACAATAGAGATTCCTTCTTTTCTTGGATGGAAGAAAATTAGTGAAAAGGGAGAACCTACCGATACAGAAAATAATTTGACTGCATTACGAATGTATTTGGAGAACATAGAAGCAAAAAAAGAGGAAGTAAAATATAACACAATAAAAAGTGAGTTACACGTAACAAATAAGCATCGTCATTATACAGAAGCAAGTTTGATAAACAAGTTGGAAGAATTAGGAATAGGAAGACCTTCAACATTTGCAACAATAGTAGATACAATCCAAGAAAGAGAGTATGTAAAGAGAACCGACATAGAAGGGATAACAAAGATGTGTGAGGAATACGAATTAACAGGCGAAACGATAACAACAACGAATACAGAAAAAGTATTTGGTGCAGAGAAACAGAAATTAGTTATTAAGTCGGTAGGAATATTAACGATAGAGTTTTTATTGAAGTATTATCAAGAGATGTTCTCGTATGAGTATACAAAAAACATGGAATATGAGTTAGATAAAGTGTCGAGTGGTGAAATAACGGATTGGGCAGAGATATGTCGTAATTGTGTAGCGGAAATAAAGAGTCAATCAAAGCCGCTGCGTCAAGTGACAAAACAAACCTACCCGATAGAAGAAGGATACGAGTATATATTTGAAAAATATGGTCCAGCGATAAAACATACATTAGAAGATGGAAAGGTGGAATATATCCAAGCTCGAAAGGATGTAGATTTAGAAAAGATAAAGGCGGGTGAATATACATTAACAGAATTAGTAGAAATAACGGAGCGTAAAATAGGTGAGATGGAGAACCTGGATGTATTTATAAAGAGTGGACGATATGGATTGTATATAGAGTATGGAGAGAATAGGGTAAGTGTAAAAAAGCAAGATGCAACCTTAGAAACATTTACAATGGATGATGTGAAAGAATGTATAGAACCACCGAAAGAAAAATCGGTATTAAGAGAACTGAATCAACATATGGATATACGAAGGGGTCAATATGGTGCATATGTGTTTTATAGGACACCAGAAATGAAAAAGCCAAAGTTTTTAAATATCAAGAAATGTCCCCACGGTTTTTTAAAGTGTCCTGTAGAAACATTGGTAGAATGGTTATGTACAACGTATAATTTACCAGAACCTCCATCAGCATAATATATCTATGCATAGTATAATAAGTAATATAAATGCTATCAATGATTTATGATAAAATAGCCAACATGATAATATCATTATTTACATTTTTATATGAAAGTTGCAATGAATACATAGTAACAACATTTATAGTGTTATTATCTTATATAAGTAACCCTCCAACTGAAAAGATAGATGTATCTAAAATAGCAAAGATGGTTTCCTTTTTTGTATTAGTATCAGGTATGGTGTTTATAATTCCTTATGTCATATACAAGAGAGAGTCCGCCGCAAAAACAGGTGAAGAACCCAAAAAATTAAGTGGAAAAAACAAGGAATATTATGATATGTATATGACGTCACTGATGTGGTGTGGAATAACAGTAATAATAACGTTGTTATTTTATTTTATTCATTATCTTAAACAGATGGATTATATATCAATTCCATATATATCAAATTCATCGGTAAGATTAGTCGGTCTGGGCGGAATTGGTGCGGGTATAACTTCACTGTGGGTTTTTTCCAATTCATTACCATTTTTAGATATTAAGCGTAGTATGATATAATAAAACACCAAATGCGTATAAACGTATAAGAATATATCTTCATAATATTAATATGAAATATTATGAATCAAGTTTCGACGAATACGTTCAGTCGGTAGAAAAATATAATATGCATCCAGAATTATTTGATACATTTTCAAAATTTCCAAATAACGTATACCAATTGGAGAACCTGATATTATACGGTCCATCTGGTGTAGGAAAATACTCTCAAATGTTGGCAATATTAAAGAAATATAGTCATTCAGGTTTGAAATACGACAAGCGAATAACAGTAGCAACGGACAAACAGGAATATATTTATCGTATAAGTGATATACATTATGAAATAGATATGGCTTTATTGGGTTGCAATTCCAAGACATTATGGCACGAGGTGTTTTTTCAAATAATAGATATAGTTTCAGTGAAACCTGAAAAAGTTGGAATAATAGTATGTAAGAATTTTCACCAAATTCACACAGAATTACTGGACATATTTTATAGTTATATTCAACAATATAACCATTCCCAAACAAATATTATTATAAAATTCGTCATATTAACAGAACAAGTGAGTTTTATACCAGCATCAATCATAAATAGTTGTCATTTGATACACATGCGGCGTCCAAATAAAGAAGCATACAATATGATAATCCAAGTAAAGACAGAAACTCAGGCAGAAACTAATTTTATACAACGAATATCCCAACATGGTATAACATCAGGTGCGAAACCCCGTATAATCAAAGAATTAAGTGATATTAACACCGAAAATATTTTAAACATGAAAGAGATAAACCAATTTGATTTATTTCAAACATATGAACGTAATCAGCCGATTCCAGAAGATATATTTGATATCGTATGTAATCAATTAATTAATGATATTTGTACGATAGATAAATCAAAATTTATAGATTTACGTGAAGGACTATATAATATATTAACTTACAATCTGGATGTACCAGAATGTATATGGTATATAATAACCCATTTTATAAATACGGGTGATTTAACGGGTAATTCATTATCGCAAACATTAGAACGCATGTATACATTTTTAAAATACTATAATAACAATTATCGACCGATATACCACTTAGAGAGTATTGTATTTTATATAATAACAAAAATATACAAGTTAGATGAATAAGATGAATAAAAAAAAAGCCTATGTATGTTTAGATTTAGATATAAAAAACCATCAAATAACATTAGATAATATAAAGCGGCAATACAGATTAAAAGCTCTAACATATCATCCCGATAAGAACACAACCCCTGATGCAACAAATAAATTTCAAGAAATACACGATGCATATGAATATGTATTAAAAAATGAAGGTTATGACGATTATAATAGTGATGATAATAATTTAGATGACACGAATGTATCGTCGGGTTCCTATAAAAACATAGTAATGTTATTTATCAGGAAGATATTAGAAGATGAATCAAACCAAACAGCATTTTATAATATAATAAATCGTATAACAAATTTATGTGAGGAAAAGGCAATAGAAATGTTAAAACAGTTAGATAAAACAGTATTGATAAAAACCCATAAAATATTAGTCAAATATAAACATGCTTTTCATATAACAGAAGCATTAATCGTAAATATAGAAAATATAATAAAAAACAAAAATGAAAACGATGAATGTATTTTATTAAATCCAACATTAATGGATTTATATGAAAATAATTTGTATAAATTAACAGTGAATAATGAAACCTATATAATACCATTATGGCATCATGAATTAGTCTATGATAATGGTAAGAATGATTTATATGTAAATTGTTTACCAGATTTACCAAATAATATAGATATAGACGAAAATAATAATATTCATATATATGTAGAATATGACATATATGATATATGGAAAAATGAATATATAAGTATAAATTGTGGTTTAACCCAGTTACCAGTTCAAGTAAATACATTAAGGTTGATAGAAAGTCAAACAGTTATTTTTGCAAAAAAGGGAATCACAAAAATAAATACAACAGATATATATGATATATCAAAAAAGGGGGATGTATATATTCATTTTAAGTTATTATTAGGTCGTGTGGAATAATTTTATCAGCATAATAATGTCGTAATATTTCAACATTATTATTAGTATCCATTACGGGTGCATATACAGGGTTATTTTCATTAAGTTCTTGGTATAAATTTTTATTTTCGTCATTATCTTGATGATAAAAAATAAATATGTTTCTACAAAAAAGGTGAAATGATTTAATAACGACTTCATTTGGTGTATTATATATATTAATTAATGCCTTTTGGATAATTGGATTACGGGGTGTACAACCAATAAACCCTTGAAAAATAGTATTTACAAAATGGCTTGAATTAACTGAAAAAAAGGTATAATCTTTTATAATGGTATCAATATTAACTAATAGCATAGCATCACTGTCCATATATACGCCTCCGCAAATATATAAAAAATAGTATCTAAATAGGTCAGCCCTATGTTCACCATAATTAAATGAATAAAATTTTTCAGCAATATAAGGTAATTCAAGTATGGGGTTTTCCTGAAAAAACTGAATAATTTCTGTGTCATTATAATGTAAATATTTCCATCCAGGAATTTTGTTTTGTATCATATCAACAACATATTGTTCTGGTTTAGCTCTTGACGTTTGAACAAATATTTTTGGAATTTGCATTATTATAATTATATATTATAATTACAATAAATGAACGTTTACACCGTTGGAAATTTAAAACGGAACACCTTTGGTGTTCCTTGTTTAATTTCTCACCGGCACCTGACCCGTCTTTGTAATGTAGATTTCTTACAATCAAAAGATGACTTCTAATATGATATTATTTTTGATATCATATTATTTATATATTCCAATAAAAAATATTGATTTTTTTATGCTTAGGTGATTGAGTAATTGTTTGCTTTTTTATTTTCTGTTATTTCGTTAAATTCTTTTTTCATTTGATTGATTTTGTGCTTTTTTTATTTTCATTTTTGTATGCTATTTTTATTATTATATAAATTTATGCGGCAGCTGCCTTCTTCTTTACAACCTTCTTCTTAGGTGCGGTGACTGGTTCTGCTGTTGATACCTCTTCTACTGGTGCTGCCTTCTTTACAACCTTCTTCTTAGGTGCCGGTGCAGCAGGTTCATGTGCAGGTTCAGGTTCAGGTGCGACTTCCTCTTCTTCCTCCTCTTCATCGCTGTCTTCAACATTCGTATCAACGGGTACAGGAGTACTTGCAGGTAGAGGAGTACCTTCATCATCATCTGCATCATTTACTGGAGCAGATACATTCATAGAATTAATCTCATCATTAGATAGCTGAATATGGCACTTACCGTAAACACTGATGACTTCCTGAGGCTTGACAACACATTGGTTAACCTTCCAGGTAACACCCCAACCCTTGCCACCAAACCATAGTCCACCACACTGCAATACAGTTGCTACTTGACTCTTCTTTGGAACAAAATCCATAGGAGTCATATTCTCATTGTCACAAGGAAACAATAGATTTTGCGTAGTATCATATACCTCAACCCCCCACTTATTGTTATAGTTAGGCACACGAGCACGAATTGATGGTGACTTGGTAGGGTCAACCTTCTTTGTAAGCTTATCCTTAGCATACTTTAGGAATGGGAAGAAATTATGCTTTACAACTTCTCTTGACAAATCTTCACCAAACCAAGCATCACTGTACTTGACCGCGTCATCAAGGATTTGATTCTCAAAGGACTTCAACTTTGTCAAAAATGCAGACGTAGCAGCAGTCTTATAATCTTCATTTGGAAATACCAAAGACATACTAAACTTACCATCAGATTCTCCAGTCTTTTCATCCACAAAATCACTAATACCCCATGTCATCATGAGAGGAGTAGAAATATGAAGTGAACGATTAGATTGGGTACTAATAATATTAATAGATTTCCCCCCACGGTCATTGATCTTTGGTTGCATATAGCGAATAGCAGAAGTATCCCATTCAGAGTTGTTCAAAACGATAGCTGGCTTAGACATTGTAAATATAACGAAACGTATACAAATATACAACATAATATACTCACATCTTTAAATCAATTTTTCATATATAGAAAGGAATAAGTATTAAAAATTCGTATTAGCTATAAGTATACAGCGGTTTTACGTTTATATACACCGATGCAGATTTATGTTCGTCCAATCCGGTGGTGAATCGTTGATGCACAACACACTTTGTGTCTAACGACTTGGTCGGTTCACTCCCTGAGTGCGGCTTAAATCATTTATAGGCAACGTTTCATTTGAACACGACCTGCACTTGTATGGTTTTAATAGTTCAAAGGTGTATAATTTGCATTGTGAATAATATAATAAAAATAAATAATGTATATAGATAATATAATATAAGACAAATATATAAAATGGATAATGTTGATAATATAGATAATATAGATAATATAGATAATATAGATATTTTGTTAAATACACTTATACTGGAAGAACCAAAAATGGATACAAATAAGCCGTTAGTTAAAACACGTAAACGTCAGAATAAACCTCGACCGAAATTAGAAATATTTACCTATAATGATTATATAAATAATGGGATTATAATACAATCGTATACAATACCAATACTAAAGCAAGTATGTAAAATGTATAAATTACATGTTTCTGGAAAAAAGAATGTATTAATAGAACGAATTACTCAATTTTTTAAACATATCCAAAGTACAATTACAATACAAAAAAATATCCGAAGATATTTTGTAACAAAATTACGTGGAATGACCCAAGAATTTAATCTAAAACGTAATACATGTACAAATATTACAGATTTTTCAACATTAGAGCCTTTAAATGAAATAAGTAACGAATACTTTTATTGTTACACAGATATAGATGATTTCACGTATGGTTTTGACATAACATCATTAATCGCCATGTTACGTAAAACTCGTAAGTTATTTAATCCATATACAAGAAACTCATTTACTAAAAGACAAAAAAGAAAAATTATTCACATATATAATCTATCATTAATTGTTTACCCGTCTATGAATACAATACATGACCCATATAAACAAAATATATCTTCATCTCGCAGCCCTGAACTTATGAACTTTATAAATAGAATGGCAAATGAATTTGTGCAAAATACCGATGTGGTTGTTAGTTCTTATTCAAATTATCGCCCAGTATTGCATATAGAAATTATTCAAGTGGACTACAGAGACCAATATCAGCGTATAGTTAATATACGCGAACAACCAATAAATGACCGTATTAATTCATTGTTTATAGAAATAGACCAATTGGGTAACTACACAGACAGTTCATGGTTTACTGTATTATCTCATATACAATATACACATTTATATCGTTCTTTTTATGATATATGGAATTTTCGCGGACAAATATCATATGAAATAAAAAACGATATATGTCCAATACATGGTCCATTTGATGGTATATTTCCGGATACAGTGAGGCATATGGATTTATCAACAACTGCATTAAAAACAGCATGTTTGATTGTTTTTGAAAATTTAGTATATAGTGGAATAAATGTTGAAGTTCGTAAAATAGGAACATTACTTGCACTTACTGCATTAACGGTAATATCACAACCCGCCCGCAATACAATGCCATGGTTATATGATTCAATGATTTACTAAATGTTTTACTAAATAATATATAAATGAATATGGTACGCACATTTGGTACTGTATACAGTGTGAAATATAATTTGAATATATAATATATATATATTCATGTAAACATACTTAAAACAATGGTTAGTATGTAGTATATAAACCCAGAATGGTTAGAGCATCTAAGACTACTACTGAACCCGCACCCGCCGCCACTAAGGCTAAGACTACCAAGAAGGCCGCTGCTGCCGCCGCCACCGCCGCCACCGCCGCCCCTGCTCCTGCCCCAGTCAATGAGGTCAAGCTAACTCCTGCAGAGCCTGCTCCCGTTGTTGAACCCCCTTCCATCGTTGTAAAGATGGCAGAGTTTAGTGCTAAGCTACAGCAACTTGCTGGTCTATTCGTAACTGTCAAGAGTGATTACAAGACTCTTGAGAAGGCAATGGCTCGTGAAATGAAGATTGCTGCTAAGGCTTCAAACAAGAAGCGTCGTAATACAGGCGATAGAAAGCCTTCTGGTTTTGTAAAACCAACTGGAATTAGTGACGAGTTGGCAAATTTTCTTGGTAAGTCCATTGGAACCGAGATGGCTCGCACTGAGGTAAGCAAGGAGATTAATACCTATATCCGTTCACATAGTCTTCAAGACAAGAATAATGGTCGTATCATCCACCCCGACGCTAAGCTTACCAAGCTACTTAATGTTGCCAAGGGCGATGAACTCACTTACTTTAACCTTCAACGTTACATGAAGCATCACTTCCAGAAGGCAACCCCTACTGTTGCATAAATACCCATAAAATGTAACTTATAACAAAATAAAAAAACAATAAAACTACCTGTAATAAAAACAAACAAAATATTATTTTTCTATAACTCTTAATAAAAAATAAATATTACTTATAATAATATTTATTTGAATATTCCTAATGTATTACATCATCAATCTTAACTTTTAAATTTTTTATCATAATAGTTTTCGGTGTTAAATTGTACAATAAGTGTATATAGATTACTAATTATAACATCTTCAACCTCCCAATATGTTTTAGTTATCCAACGTTTGCTTTTTATAGTATAATTATGGTCTAACAATATGGATTCTAAATCGTTCTCAATAATAATTGTTGTAGACCCCATATGTTCTTGTTGTTCTTCTTGTTCTATTCCAAAATGTTCAATATAATGGTATTTAACAAAATTATCTTTGTTAAATTCTGCCCCCAATAACGTTCGTAAAAAGGGGAACTTATTCATAAATGATATATTTCCTGACACTCGTATTCCTTCATTGGGAAATATTAAATTAATAGTATTTTTATTGTGAACATAATTACACCGACTAAAAAGAAAAATGAGACAAAATTATCTTAAAAAATAAAATTATCGTCCATTTCTTTTTTCTTATTGTGGTGTAAAGGCACCTTTTCAGGCGTTAGCACACTTGACAACCTCCACTTTCGTTTCGGTGGTTGATGCTATTCTTTCAAACTTGTATTCCCTACTATATTTCATTGGTCGTTTTCCTGTCTTCTTGTAGTAGTTGAATACATATTGGATGTTTCTACATCCGTTCTTATCACGATTGATACACCCTTTCCTGTTGTTTTCCATTTGATATGTTAGGATTGAGTGGATTTTTCTGTCTTCGCCTTTTTTATCAGGCAAATACAGATTTTTACAAAGGTCTTTTGTTTTGTAGGATATACAAGATGTTCTAAACTCATCTATGTTATACACTTTGAAACGCTCCTTTAATTTTCTTTTTAGTGATAGGTTAGGTGTGGAAATAAAGTGTCGCATCTGCTTCCCTATACTCCAATCTCCTATGATAATGGTATGGTCTTTGCTATACTTTTTCTCAATCATATTCAACATATTATCTTCACTTCGTTTCTTATTGATAAAAGCATACCACTTGTATTTACGAAACTGAATATTTTGATATAATGGAACTACTATATCATTTACTTCCATCTTTTTTGTGATATATTCTTTGAACTTATCAATATTACAACTTTTGGAATTGAAAGTATTGAGTGTTTGTTCGGGTTCTGTAATGTGGATTTTATCCTTGTAGTTTTTAAGCAACGATTGATATTTTAATCGTTTTGTTTCTTTGATACGCATACCATTTGTATAAGAACAAAACTTCCCTTTATCATCCATCATCGTAAATAACGAGCGTTTTCCAGGGTCAATAAAAATATGTTTTCCCTTTAACACTTCCATCGGCAATTCATCAATATACGGAAACTCTGGTAATTCGTCGGTTGTTTCTATTTTCTTGGGTGGATTTTCCTTGCGTTGTTTTCGTAAAAGTTTGATAAGTTCTTTTTGTTGTTCTTTCTTTTCTTCTTTGCGGTTTTCTTTTTCTTCTTTGGTAAGACCTTGTAATGCTTTTTTACCTTGTTTTTTCTTATCTTTCTTTTGTTGTTCTTCTTCAACATAATCTTTATGAAGAAATCGCAAAGAAGTCGCATATCCATCTGTAATAATCGTATAATCAAACTGATAATTTTTGCGTGTTTGTTTCACATCCCATAAATAATCCCAGATAAACTCCTTGTTTTCTTCCAGACAATTATTCAGGTTTCCAGAAGTCGCACTCATTATTTTTCCATCCTTTACAGGAAACTTACAGATTTTCATTAGTTTTTCATCTCGTTTTGTATCCACAAACAATTCCACCATTGCCTTTGTATCCATTTGAATATGTCGTGGAATAGCGTTGGTTTGGATTGGAAAAAACTGAAATGCTTTTGCTTCTAATGCTTCCAGTTCTAAACACATAAAAATCATATGATTTAGATACTTGTATGGTTCGCAACACACATCATAATAATAACTTGTATCATACTCTTTTGGAACGATTTTGTATCTGGTTTCATTTATCCATGTATGGTATTTTTCATCACATAACAAAGTATTATTCAGTATATCATTTTTCACAACACGAAGTTCTTTGAAGAGTTGTTTTTTGAATACTTTATTGGTAATTTCTTCCTTGTAAATTGCCTTGAAATAAGAATTGATAAACCGATTTACATAATCAAAAAAGTGTATTTTAATGTTATTGGTAATAGATGTTAGCATAGTAGTAGCATAATAATCTAATATAGAAGATAGGTTTTTTCCATCCTCTAATGAAAAATCATATAAGGATTGAAACTCTTGTAGTAAAAGTTGATTATTACCTTTTGGTTTTGGACCAGAGGAAGGTTTCAATACAGATTTCATCGCCATAGAAATAGTATCCGTTGTAATTTCAGGAATAACAATATCATTATGGTATTTTTGTAAAACCCATAATCGTAATAACAAATACGACTTAGAAGTGATTTTGTTTGCTCGTGAAATAGCATCTTGTAAAATCATCATATTTCGTTCAGCAATATTCTTATCCTTATGTAAAATAGCAGTAATAGGAACTTTGAAACATCTGTATTTATCAGGATTGTCATGTAGTTTCTTCTTTTTCACCATTCTATATATCTACAATAGAAAATAATTTTAAATAGTTTTAATTAAATATATGTATTCCTAAATATTTTCTATTGTTGTATTTTGTAATTTTGATTTTCTATTCAAATAAGCAGTTCGTCTATATTCCTTTAATTTGTCTGGGTTTTCTTCTTTTAATTTGTGTAAATAGGATTTACCCTTTTCTTTAACAATCTCTTTATTTTTTTCATAATATCTTTTATGCCCTTCACTATTAGTATATTTTTGTAATTTATGTTCTAATTCCTGATTTTTAATTTTAAGCGATTGATTTTCTTGTATGAGTTCATCAATATTATTCATTTGATACTATATTATAATATCAAATAATTTTTAAATAATTTTGCCTAAATATATTTAGCTTGTCTCATTTTTCTTTTTAGTCGGTGTAATTTTGTCAAAATCGTCAGAACTGTGAAGATCTATACACGAACAATCAATATAAGGTCCCGACAATGTGCAATTAGATACAAAATATGTAGTACAATAACCATATTGTTTTTTTAAATATTGTTCAGCATCATTAATACTGCCGAAAACCATAAAATCATTATTTATCACGTGATTACCATTATTACTCATGGTTGTTAATTTGCATAGAATTATAATAAAAATATAATCAATTTTTTAATGGGATTTTGTCTCATTTTTCTTTTCGGTCGGTGTAACGTATTTAGAACAATAACTAATATAAAGAATACGTGCTTATAATATAAGCAATGAATAAATTGGTTGTAGTTGGAATAGCATTACTCGCACTACCAGTTAAGATTTATGGTATAATAGATTGTTGGTGTCAGCAAGGTCCCTCCAGTTATCAATCATTAGTTAACCAAGAGCAAAGTTATTCACTTTACACAAGTTGTTATCTTTCGGGTAATAATCCATCAACGGATACTTGTTACGATGCGACCTGTCCAGGTGGTGATTGGGTAAAAAGTAATTTTTATGCATATAATGAGGTATATGTAAGTGCATCCTCGGGGGCTGATTGTATTGCACAATGTTCGGCGATGGGGAATGGATATAACATCGCAAATACATGGGCATCATGTGGAACTACAACATCTATCGGCAGTTGTAATGTTCTATCTTGTCCGGCTGTTTGGGATGGATATTGTGGCGCATTTCAAAAACCATCCGATAAATGGTGTGATTATGATGGAACAAATTCAAATATTTGTTGTGCATCAGATTTTAGCGAATGTTGTGAGAGCGATCCTGGTTCAGTCACTGCTGCTATAGTGATACCTATAGTTTTTGTAGGTATATGTATATGGTTGTGTATAAGACGACGTGGACGTGATAATACAAACGAGGACCCTCCGAATTGTTGTTTTAAATTTTGGTGCCCTCAGTTTGCAGTATATAGTTATCAAGGATGTGAAAATAGCTCGGATGCTTGTATGGTTTGGTTTCTTGGTACCTGGTTTACGATGTGTTGTTGGCAACCTAAAAAAGTTTGTGTAGGTGATAATGAATCCAAATCACCAGATCAGCCGGTTGCTCATGTAGCAGTAGCAATAACCGAAGAACCAGGCGACAAACTATAAATAAAAAAACACACAAAAAATACTTATATTTTCAAAATAATTGAATCATTCTTTTGAAAATATGTAAAAATAGCTTTACCCTATAATTACACTACAATTGTATTGGAAAATAAACTATATAAAGTTATATTTTCAAATACTTAATAAAATGGATAGTGATACAGAAATCATAAATATATTCGATGCATTGATTGAATATAAAAAAAAAAAGCCACCTGTTATTTATATTTTAACACCTTGTTTTGGTAGCGTCTGTTTTGTAAATTATATAGATTGTTTATTGAAGACAAAAGAACTATGTAGAGAGTTGGGAATTCATATAGAAGTTTTATTTTGTAAAAGTGATAGCTTAGTTACGCGTGCCCGAAACAATTTAATTGCCAAGGCAATGAATGACCCTAATATGACACATATTATTTTTATTGATAATGATATAACATGGATTCCAACAGATATATTCAAGTTGTTGGTTGCAGATAAACCAATCATAGGTGGTATATATCCATTAAAAAAATATAATTTGGATAAACTGGTACCCACCGAAGAAAACCCAAATCAAGTACAAGAAATGCTCAATGTAAAAAATAATTCACATCTTCACGAAATAACCGATATAGATGCTATAGAAATGAATTTATTAACATATAATGTTAATTATATCTCAAAGGAGGTTCAAATAAAAAACAACTTAACACGAGTTAAGCATGTTGCTACTGGATTTATGATGATACAACGAGATGTAATTAATGAAATGACGAAATCATATTCTTCTACCAAATATACAGATGATATTAATTTTCTAACAACTGATGAAAATAAATATGCTTATGCATTGTTTGATTGTGGTGTAGTTGACGACCATTATCTATCAGAAGATTGGTTGTTTTGCAATCGTTGGACATTAATTAACGGTGAAATTTGGGCAGATATAAGTATTAATTTAACTCATACAGGTATTCATGATTTCAAAGGATGCTATATATCATCACTGCTCAAGTAAATACAAACCCTTCTTGTTCCATTATATTGTGTAATTCGGTATGATTACTACACCCCAACACGATTTCTATGTCTTTCAATGATGGTTCTTTATATATATGATTCATAGTAAATAAATCACATATATTATTTAATGTATCAATATCCGTAATATAATTACAATTTACCAATAACCAATTGTAAAAAGTAATATCGCCAAGCGTTTCATTAGTTAACAACCAGCTTTTATATTTAGTATACCAAGAAATAGTGAGGTCCAATGAAGTGGTTGTATGCATGTTATAATCCGTACCAGATAAGACCATAATCTGTTTAAAATGTTCCTCTGGCATACACAATTCTTTTAAAATAATTGGTATCTCATATAAAATCACGGATTGCTGTAATAAACTAACATTACGTAACACTCGTGTACAACCGTATACAAACATATCCATATCATCACTTAAACATGCCCATGCTTTTCCAGACTTTACCATGTACGCACAAACTTCATCAGCTTCATTTACAGATTCATAATACATAATTCCATATGCAGTTAATAATTGTTTTACCCGACATTTATCTGTCTTCGTTATACGAACAAATTTGTGTTTTAATTCATTTAATTGTTGCATCATATTTTGTTTTTCAGTTTTATCATCTATATTATTATACTTGATTAACAACTCACTATATTTAGATTCTGCGATTGTTTTATCTTCTTTACGTTGACGCAGCAGATCATATTTTTCAGGCGGTGGTTTTCCGTCAAACACAAACAAAGGTGTTATATTATTTGATAGTAACATTGATATTAATAAATACATATTTTCAATAAGTGCATTTTCAGCCATATACTTATACATATAAATACTTACATCTATCACTACTTTCTTAGAATTCAGTTGATGGAATTCTATTTTTCGTATCGCATTTTTACTACAATTTTCTTTTAAAAACCGGTTTAAATTTTTGATTCCCATTTTTATACGAGTTTTTTAGTGTTTATGCTTATCATTATAATATTTAGTATGAATCAATTTTACACCGTTGAAGATTTAAATCCACATATCGGATTAAATTTCCCCATAGAGGTTGTAGATTCTTATAGTGGAAGCATTTTTTAATTAAAATTAATTTTAATTTTATTAGTTGTTAATCCGTTCCATTCAACTTGAACATTATGTTTTTCAAATTCGCTGATAATCTTTTCTGCATTTCCACTCCATGATAAATAAATATTATTATATTTTTTAGCGCTATCTGTATTTTGCATATGATAAAATACAATATTTTGAGCGTCGGGTATTTCGGCCCATCCACAAGAAGTACAACATGTCCAATTATGTTTAGCTATAAAGCCACCATTTGATTGCTTCCTAAGTTGTTTATAAACTTTTGTAATAATTTTTTTATTTTCAATCCAGTTACTCATTTAATAAATACATTATTATAACTTTAAGCTAGTTATATATCAATCGGTTGTTTTTCTTTTTTGGATTGTTCCCATATGACAGGGAATTCCAATCATAGCACACCTTTGGTGTGCGAATTGAAATCTTCACTTGTATATAAATATTTTCTAAACATAGATTAATTATGCTAACAGACACATCAACCCAAATTATAACATATATTAAAAATTCATTGGTACCTGTATATAATATAGAATCTATTCAACTTTCACCAAGTACAACAAAAATCCTCTCATTATTATTTAATCGTATTGCTTATGCTAATGAAGAATGGAAATTAAATAATGAAAGTATTCAACTTAATAAAATAAATAAACAAAATGATATTGATACCTCATACTATCCCGCTGAAATTCAAGAATCTCTACAAAATAATATTCATCATTATTACAATAGTACTTTTACAATTAATAACCGCAATATTATCATATATATAGGGACTCCACAAACTTATAATAATCAAAAGTTGAAAGGTATGATTCGTCGTATATATATGTGGTTATATATCGCTACTTTTTTTGCGGACGAAGAATGTTCTCAATCACTCACAATTTATTTATCATTAACCCCCGATAAAAAACAATTACCAAAAATAGAAAAGAGTGATTTAAACCGAGAACACGTCAATACGGCATATACATATGCGTGTAAAACAAATAATGCTATTCATATATTTCGGGAGGAAGAATGGTTTAAAGTATTTATTCATGAAACATTTCATAGTCTTGGTCTTGATTTTGCTCAATTTAACCATCGTAATACCGATAAACATATGTTATCCATATTTAACGTTGTAGCCGATGTGCGTATTTTTGAAACATATTGTGAAATATGGGCAGAACTTTGTAATAATATGTTTATTATTTTTTTTTCTACGAGATGGAGTAATAATCAAGAGAAATGGCTTGAAACATGTATAAATAAATTGAAAAATATGATATACAATGAGCAAATGTTTTCATTATTTCAAAGTTCTAAAATACTTGCTCATTTTCAAACACAATATACTGATTTGTTGCATACAAATGCTGTTGATAATTCACCTAATTTAAATTATAAAGACAATACCCATGTATTATCATATTATATTATCAAATGTATATTCATGTATAATATAGATTTTTATATAAAAGAATGTATCAAAATAAATGGTTATACGATTAATTTTAATAAGGAGAATACTAAGTTGAAAACCAATATGAAAAAATATTGTAATATTGTACAAAAATTATATAATAATTCTACATTTATAGAAGATATGAATCGTACAATAGAAAATATACCTACTCATATGAAAACAACTCTTAGAATGTCTGTATATGAGATGAAATAAAAAAGACTCCCCATAGTCGTTTTTTATTGTTTTATAATTTTGTAGTTTTTATATTTTATCATTATTCAGTGGGAATCAAAGATAGAGCATCAGACCGTGTCAATACTGGTTGCGTAAAGACATCATCATCATCTGTGTCTACCATATTTGGTGGTGGAACACCGATTGCACCAGTACGGTTCTCCAATGATGGTTGACCTTGTTCAACATCAACTGTATAATACCCTGATTGTTGTTCCATATTATTCTGGTTTTCATTGGTTAAATACAATGAACGATAATAATTCATCTCAGTTTGCATATTACAAATCATGCAACGTTGTTCTTCCATAGTTTGTTGCATTTGTAGATTTGCATCTTGGACAATAGACATTTCTTCTTCAAGTCGCTTATTTTCAGCATACAATTGATGAATATTCCAATCACATTCTGTTTCCTCAATTGGCTTATGATTGATACGAATATCAAAATATCCAGGACGAGCAGTGTCATTAATATCACCATTATGTTGATAGAAATTACATCTCTTGCCCTTATACATGTATCCCTTCTGTCTAAACTGTCCATATGTATTTAACTTTTCACGTAAATTACGAGCAGTCTGGGTATCGTACCAATATTCAAAATGTACAAACGCTGCCTTTACTGGTGTAGATGAGTTTGGAATATCTCGGTCAACGTAATCAATTCTACGAACCTTTCCAATACGAAGAACCTTTTCAAGAAAATCTCTTAAAAACTTAGGTTGAAACTTATTAACCATATCATTATGGTTCTTGAGTACCAGTTTATCTGATAAAACTGGAATATAAATACTGGTCCACTCCCCCTCTTCCAATTCCATGCGAGTAAATTCCTTTGGACGGTCATACAGAAGTTGCAGTTCTTCTGTTGCGACTGGCAGAAATGGTTCGGTTTGAGTATTCTCCATTGGTTCCGTATGAACCAACAGTTCATCAATGGTCATTGGGTCGGTTGCGGTGTTAATCATTATTCTTAAAAATAGGCTTTTTAACAAGATGCATACCATTACAGTATGATATAAAAATCAATTTTTTACAAAATATTTAACTATGTTGTAAAACGAGAACATTTTTTCTATTTTTTTTCTATTTTTTTCCTCAATTGCATTAATGATGTATCTGGTTCAACATTTTGTCTGCGAATAAATTTTACTAATTTTGCCCGTTTGGTTTCCATTAACACTCGTTGTAAATCAAGATTTTGAGTAAATTTAGATTCTAATGCGGTATATCGTTCTTGCTCTGTTCGTGAATCTGTACCCATTGTAAAATAGTCAGCATCAACTGTTACATTTTCAGGTCTTACTTGTTTATCCCCAAATTTACCAGATTTACTGGTTGCTGCAATAGCCATATCCAAATTTGTAGATAATTCACTTTCACTATCTAATGAAAATTCCTTATAAAAATCTGGATAACCCTTTTTATATTGACTGGCGAGAACATAATGAGTAATTGTATTCCAACGTCTGTTATCTACAGTAAACGGTGCAGCCCAAGAATCGTCAAGTTTTCTACGCCAATTGTATACAACAGACGTTTTTAATTTTTCATTCAACCTATTATATTCTATAATTTTATCGTCTGGTATTGTTTCACCTGCTCCCTTACCTGCATTCGGTGTGTTGTTAGATTTTGAATGAAACATAAATACTATATCACTATCATATATATCCTTATCTATAATATCCTTATCATCTGTTATTTTTGCACCTTGTTCGGGGGATAACCCTAATTTTACTTTATAATTACGAAAATCCTCAATTAAATAAAAGATACCTGAATTACATTCCAAACATTTATTAACTATCATAGTTTTAATATTAAAAGGAATTTCACGAAATTTTAATATATTTTTTTTTTTATATGAAATTAATTCATAATGACTACCATTATAACTCGTCATAATATAATAATCGGGTGAATATATTTTTTCACCAAATTTATTATGAGTTGGTCCACAATTCATAATCGCATCTGGATCACCATTCTTACTTGCAGACTCATCTAATATAATTAATTTTATGTTTAACGCCTGTTCTAATTTTGAAATAGCCCAATTGTCAGCCCAATATTTTGATGTCATTATATAATCGCCAAGCTCTTCAACTGAATTTATATCTTGCATATAAAAAAATTCATTTAATAATTGTTTTGTAATTGTTCGATTCGTTTTTAATGTATTATAACGAGTTTCTAATTCCGTTGCTTCCTTTAATATTATATCTCGTTCTGTTTTATCTATTTTATTTTTTATTCTGCGTTTTAATTCATTTATCATCTTACGTATTGCTATCATTTCTTTATCAATAGATTGATACTCTGTAACAAAATTTGTATATAATTCTTTATATTCAACATACATATCTTGAGTTATTTCTTTTGCTACTACTCCACGTAATTTTTTTACAGTTGTTTGTTTACCGATTTGACGATATGCGTCACGTATAACTGCAAATAAACAATCGCCTGCTCCTTCATTATTATGAATATTATAATGATTATTACGAGTAAATGATTCAATCCAATTATTTTTTGATGATTCTTTATAATCAGCTATTATTTTCTCCATATCTAAATTATTCTCCTCGGGTAACATGGTTGGTATATCATGCACATCCAGATCTGTAAATATATTATCTATACCTTCATCTTTTATTTTTAAGGCAACTGTAGACAATTGTTTATCATCTATTTCTAATTTCATTACATCGTCTGTTTCTATAACTGCTATATCTGTTATCTCTATCGGTTCTTTATCTATTTTCTTTTCCTCTGGTTTCTGTTTTTCTAACATCCTATTTATATAACGATTAGATGCAAAGAATAAAAGATTTCCATTTTCCAACTCTAATTCATCATCTGTTATACTATTAAGTATTTTATTTTCATGAATTTCAAAAACCCCAATTCGTGAATTAGGTAAATCATTGATAATAAGATATATCGAACAAAATAATACACCACGGCTTGCAAATGTATATTTTATTTTACCTAATGCTATTTCGATATTAATTCCTTCCATGTCATAATCATATACACTGGTATCATAATCAATATCATCATTATCGATACCATAATGTGATTTATATTCTACCAAATCAGGTTCAATTTTTGATTTCAACATATTGTATACATAATAGTATTATTTTTATCTCTATTACAATAAAAATAATAATACTTCCGTATATTTTAATCTAAATTACTTGAATAAATCCAACATGTCCATATACTTAAATCTTATCCGGCTTGATATACCAGGATATTCTGTTGTATTACATGACGAATACTCACGAACGTTATCTAAAATAAATGTAAATTCATTATTTGTTTTTATACAATCCACCATATTTCCAACAAACACATTTACGTCTTCTGTTAATTCATTGATAATATCAATATTTTGTTTATCGTTATGTACATCTTTTTGTATATTACTTATCATCTGGTTTAATATAGTCATAATATTTATTAATTCAGCAGTGTTATACCCTTTTTCTTTATATAAATGAGTAATAAACAACAATCTGGCTCTACGTTGCTCATTCTTCTTGTTTGCGTCACAAAATCTGTCATAATCCACTGTAGAGTCTACTGTAATAATATTAGTCAGTTCAAGTAAATAATCATTTATTATATTTTGTTTTCCTATTACGAAACTTTCATCTTTATGAGTCATACTCATATATATTTTTGCATATAAGTCTGAATAATATTTATTATTACATGATACCGATACCAATATATTAATAACTTGGTCTATACAATCAGCTTTATTATCCAGTAATTGATCAGTTAATTCTACAATTTTGTTAAAAATATCATTATAATTTTTTGTAGTCAATTTATTCATAAGTTTTTTAATATCACCAATAATTTGTTCGACTCCTTCCAATTTAGTTACTACTGTTGCTTTAAATGCCTCTTTTTTCTTCCAATTGTCAGCAGTATCACGATACGGCTTACGTACAACAGTTTCATTTTTATTAGGCACCCCAATTAGGTTATGTAATATATTAATGTTTGAAATCACCTTTTCAGGTAAAGTGAATGTTGAATTTGTACTAATAACCGAATTAAATACATCGATATCATACATCATTTGCTACTACTATATAGTATGTTTAATATTTATATATGTTGATACAATATATTATATTATATTATATTATAATAAGCTTAAACGTTAATAACTATATATATTAGCAATTATGAGTGAATTTGATAATGAAAACAACAATGATATCAAAATTTGGGATGACCTTAACTTAAACCATAATTTACTTAGAGGAATTTATGCATGCGGATTTGAAACGCCTAGTCAAATTCAAAAACTTGCTATAATGCCTATTATTTCTGGGAATGATGTTATCGCACAAGCACAATCTGGTACTGGTAAAACTGGTGCATTTTCTATAAGTGCATTACAAACTATAGATATATCACTTGAACAATTACAAGTTATTATTATTGCACCTACACAAGAATTATCTAAACAAATTTACAATGTTATTAAACAGATTAGTGAATTTATGGACAGATTGAGAATACAACTTCTAATCGGTGGTACATCAGTACAAAATGATGTTGATAGTCTACGTAAAGCTACTCCACATATTGTAATTGGTTGTTCTGGACGTATTTTTGATATGGTCAAACGGAGACACCTTTGTTTACATACAGTAAAACTATTTATTTTAGATGAAGCCGATGAAATGTTATCACAAGGGTTTAAAGAACAAATTCATACTATTTTTAATTATTTTAGTGAAAATATTCAAGTTGCTATTTTTAGTGCTACTTTACCCCGAGATGTATTACAACTTACCGATAAATTTATGAAAGAACCTATTAATATTACTATGAAACGAGAAAACCTTACCCTTGAGGGTATTGAACAATATTATGTTGCTATGTATACTGACAATGATAAATTTGAAATGTTAAAACAAATTTTTGAAAATCTCACTGTTTCACAGTCCATTATTTATACTAATAATGTAAAACGGGTCAGTGATTTATATGATGCTATGATTCGCGAAGGATTTCCTGTTTGTTGTATACATAGTTCTATGGAAAAAGGTATGCGTAATAAAGCACTCGATGAATTCCGTGCTGGTAAATACCGGGTTTTAATTTCATCGAACATTACCGCAAGAGGTATTGATATACAACAAGTTGGTACCGTTATTAATTTTGACATTCCAAAATGTGTGCATACTTATTTACATCGCATTGGACGAGGTGGACGATGGGGTAGAAAGGGATTAGCTATTAATTTTGTAACTGAAGACGACCTTCATATTATGAAACGCATTGAATCTCATTATAGCATTACGATTAACGAATTTTCTACCAGGACATCTTCCATGTAACTTTTCATCTATACATGCGTTAAACGTATTTTCTTTTTATTACTATAATATGTATAGTAATAGAAATGTTTTCATTTATACCGAACTTTTCCAGTAATACCGTTTCAAATGATACCCCTGAACCCGAGCCTGATGTTTTATTATTTGATATCGATACTACATTTAAGTTACCTATTCAATATTTAGACAAAGACAACCTATTTTCGTTAAATGATACAATATCTTACGATTTAGAATTAAAAATACCATCTAATTACGATTCTACTAACACTATGTATGATTATTTATTCAATCCCAGTCATACCTTTGCGAAAAATATAATTCCTTTATGGCAACAGCATATTACCAATGATGTTTTATATTTAAATGATACAAAACACATATTAACCAATATAACGGATTATCAACATTGTATTGACCTATACCAATACAAATATGATTTAAATTGTGATACGGTTAAAAATATTTGGAAGTCTATCAAGATGGACGAGTACTTTTTAGAAAAATACAATTTTATAGAATGGGAAATGTTAAAACATTTTAATGATTCGCCCACATTCTTACAAGCGTTATCTGTTGCACATGTACTGTCGCCTATTGTTAGTTTTGCACTACCTATTTTATTTCTTATATTTCCATTTATTCTATTAAAGCTCCAAGGAGTACCAATTACTATTGATATATACATTAAAACTCTACAAAATGTTGCCAAAAATCATTTTATTGGAAAAGCGATTACCAGCTTTCAATCACTTAGCTGGGATAAAATTGTATATATTTTATTTATGTTCGGTATGTATATTTTCCAAATATATCAAAATGTTTTATTATGTAAACGCTTCTATGCTAATATTATTAATATAAATAAGAATTTATTGGAATTACGTGATTATATTGATTACACTATTTATTCTATGGAATCATTTACAACCATTTCCAACAATTGCAAATCTTATAAGGATTTCAATCGGGTCAATAACGAAAACATATCTGTATTATATGATATAAGACGAGAACTCAATGATATTTATATTTTTGAAAATAATTTGAAAAAATTTAATACATCTGGATATATGCTACAATGTTATTATAAACTTTATTCTAATCCTATATATGAAAATTGTATTCGTTATTCGGTGGGATTTCACGGATATATAGATAATTTATTAGGTATTCATAAAAATATACAAGCTAATATTGTTTCGTATGCGACATTTGACCATAAACAAAGTTGTTCCTTTCAAAAACAATACTATCCCGGATTAACTCATGAGAACCCGGTTAAAAATAATTGTAATTTTGAGAAAAATATGATTATATCATCACCCAATAAATCTGGGAAAACTACTATATTAAAATCCACCGCGTTAAATATTATTTTTTCGCAACAAATTGGTTGTGGATTCTATACATCTGCCACACTCACACCATTTACTCATTTACACTCATATTTGAATATTCCTGACACATCTGGACGAGACAGTTTGTTTCAAGCTGAATCCAGGCGATGCAAAGATATTATTGATACTATTAGTCAATATAATGACTCCAAATTTCGTCATTTCTGTTTATTTGATGAGCTATACTCTGGAACAAATCCTACTGAAGCATCCAAGGCTGGTTATGCATTTTTAGAATATTTACATCAACATCATAATGTTAAATTTATATTAACTACGCATTACTTATCGATCTGCAAAAAATTCAAAAATTCTAATGATATACAAAATTACAAAATGGTTGTTAATGTTAATCCTGATGGTTCGTTTGAATATACTTATAAAATCAAAAAAGGAATATCTAAAATGAAAGGAGGTGTTAGAGTTTTAAAAGACATGAATTATCCTGACCATATTATTAAAACTATTGAAGATATTGATTAAAAAATATAAAAATAATTTGTATTGTATATACATGAATATAATACAAACCTGGAAAACACATGATGTACCTACTCTATATCAACCCTTAGTACGAAAAGTAAAAGAATTAAATCCTGATTGGAACTATATGTTTTTTGATGATAATGAAATCGTTACATTTATCAAAACAAAAATGCCTGAACACTATAATACCTTTGTTCATTTAAAGCATAAAATACAACAGCTTGATTTCTTCCGCTATCTGGTTATCTACTATTATGGTGGTGTATATCTTGATTTAGATGTTGAACTTGTACTTCCTCTTGATAAATTATATTATGACTGTGATAATGAATGTGTTTTTCCTATTGAATTATTTAATATAACTGATTCTATTATTACTTGTCAAAATTACACTAATCTTATTGGTAATTATGCTTTTTATTCACCTCCACGACACCCTTTTATAAAACAAATTATTGACAATATTGTATGTCAACGAATATCACCTGAAAATATTAGAATTGCACTATCTGAAAATGGTGACCCGCCGTCTCAAGTTTATGTTTATTGCACTACTGGACCGTTATTAGTTACACAATCTTATATTGATTATAATGCCAATTCTGTTTTATTATTAGCAACCGATGACCAACAACCTAACCGATTTGGTCATATCGGTATTCATCATTGTTTAGGCTCTTGGAAAGTAAATAATTATCCAAAAACATTAGTATAATTTTCTCTTTATATTTTATTACATGGATAAATTTCAATCAATTTTTAAACCTCCTGTTATTACAAATAAACCTACAGAAAATAATAAAGATGATGATGAAGTTGGAAAATACATGGGTGATATGACTATATCATCTACTGCATCATCTCCGCGTCCCAAATCCAGATTATCCGGATTAGGATTAACCGTATCAGTAGATCCCATCGTAAAACCAACAGAAGAAGAATTTATAAATTTTTATTTTAAAGATAAAGATACAAACGAAAACATCAACCGCATATACGAAAAATATATGGAAGTCAAAGATAATTTTGAAAAAGAAAAAACACCTGACTCATACATAGATACTAAAACTGTTCCAAAAAAACAAGAATCATCAGCAGGTTGGGAACTTGTTTATAATAATAAACCGTATGCATATAATGTTGATAGTCAAACGGTAACTCTAGATATTGATGGTAAAACATTTAAAGATTTTATAGTGAAGAAAGAAGAATATGCAACAATATTTATGATAACATTAGAAATAGCAATGCAAAAACTGGCATATGACATATTAAAAAATGAAACTGATAGCATAATACCAAAGATAACAAATCATTATCTTATTGATTTAAAAAATGAAAACTGTAGAATAATCATTGAAATGGATTATATTGAACATAAAGACTTACAAAAAGGTAATGTTGAGAATGCAATGAAAGCGTTAGACATATTACGTGACCATAATATTTATCATTTTGATACCCATAAGGAAAATATTGTTCAACGCAAAACAGATGATAAAGTTGTAATATTAGACTTTGGAAAAGCACAAATTACCAAAAACCCCGATATTAGTTCTTCAACTGGTTTATTTAAAGTACACGAGGATAAAAAAGGCAAGATAACATTTGAATTTGATATTTGGAAATCAAGAACTAAACCAGTCTCCAATATGATTAGAAATGAAGTAGATTTCTATGGTGGTAAGAAAACCAAAAGTAAACGTAAAACAAGAAAAGGTAAGAAAAAAGGAAAATCTAAAAAGACAAAAAAGAGAACATACCGAAAACGTAAATAATTGTTAAAACCCAACCGATAATCAATCATATAAATGATTGATTATCAACGTTTTGTAAAAATCATAATTTGTTCTCCCGTTTCACGATGAGATGTTACATGAACATTTTTATTATACATCGGTTGTGTGGTAGGGATACCAAAATATTTCTTGGTAATAGAATTCATATCTTTTAATAGGTTGACATGTGTTGAACCAGTTTGAGAACCATACCCCGATAATATATAACATAATTTTCCGGATTTTTCCAGTACATGATGACATAATTTAATTGTTTCTTCCCAATATTCTCTTAGCCATTCCTCATATGTTTTATATCGGTCGGTGCTTTGGTCTTTACTATTATATAACTCCAACTCATAATACGGTGGACTAAAAAATACCAAATCAAAATGTTCTCGGTACTTGGACATAAACCGTTTATCTTTATGTAAATCTTCAGAAGGCTTACAATAAATATCTATGTTTTTCTGGTGAAGATATATATCTGCAATCTCCTTTGTTTTTTCACATACGCTCGGGATTACATCTGTCCCTACATATTCAGACGTATACGGGGATTCTAAAAAACCATAACAGTAGGAAGACCAGCCAAGTGTCGGGCTAAATACTCGTTTCGCTTGAAACACCGTTTGGTTTAATGAATATACTAAATATGGGTTCATAATGGACGCTCTAAAATAATAAGAAGAGAACACGCTACCAATACGCCCGTGTTTAATATAATGGGTTGCACTTGGTGTCAATAATTTATAATCAATTATATCATGTAAATACAAATCATACAACATATCAAAAAATGTGGGGACGTTCTCTATACCTGATTTCGTATGTTGCAATATATCAAACATATGCAAATTACGAATAATATTTTTAAACACAATTTGTTGATTGTTATTCATCTCACGATTCCGCATAGGATTAATACCTGTATCACTTATACTTAATTTATCAGGATGTATTTGTAACGATAAATTATAAAACCGCGTTAAATACTCATCACGATTATTTATGTTTTCACATAATATTTTGATGGTATCATTTGATATTTGTTTATCTTCTTTATATTCCCTTAATTTACGTAGTTTTGTTCCAATTTGCACGTGTGCGTTTGTCATTAAATGTTTCACAGTACACTGTTTTTCATTTTTTACATGAAATAATTTTAAAAAGGATTTCAATGATATTACTTCCATACTTAAAATATACAAAGATAAATACTTTGAATAACGTCGGTTATCCGTATAATAAAAAAGGGTGTCTCCCCCGATTGCTTCCCGTACCGTTACGTGGTTTTTACTTTCCAGAAGAAGAAACATATATTTGTGATGGTTATGCGGTAGGACGTCCATGACCATTCTGCTGCCAGTGTAATACAACATATACAATACTATGTTACTGGATTGGTGCAAATAGTACAATAATGGGATAATTACACAGATGGTTCTTTATATCATTCTTTGAATTTATATAGTTATCAGAAAAAACACAAAATAAAAAACTCTTTCAGATTTCGAAAAAAGGACATTCTGAAAATGTCCATTTTTGAAAAGTCCAGCCATTTCTTTTTCGGAAAAAACACGAAAATCCAGTTGTGAGCATAATGCAGCAAAACCCGAATTTATAAAAAAAATTTGTTACTGAAAAAAAATTTATAATTTATTGGAAAAAGGATTTAGGCGTTTTTTCTGTTCTAATTATATAGAACATTTAGAATGAAAAAAACGCCAAAAAACGCCGAAAAATATAACTGTACAGAATGCAACTTTAATTGCAGCAAAAAAAGTGAATATAATAGACACATATTGACTGCAAAACATAAAAATAGAACAAATAGAACGGAAAAATCGCCAAAAAACGCCGAATATTTTGAGTGCAATTGTGGTAAGGTATATAAAGCCCGAAATAGTTTATGGTATCATAAACAGAAATGTAACATAGATATAAATACAAATACCACAGATATTGCACCGACCCCACAAGTAATACAAGTACAAGACCCTCAAATTGTTAGCATAATGGATACATTAATAAAAGAAAATGCAGATTTTAAGAAATTATTGATTGAGCAAAATTCCCAAATAATGGAAGTAGCAAAGAATTCTCAAATCATAAACAATAACACCACAAACAATAACAATCAGTTTAATCTTAATTTTTTCCTCAATGATACATGTAAGGACGCAATGAACATAACAGACTTCCTTGGTAATCTGGACGTGCAAATAGATGAGATAGAATACATAGGACATCATGGGTATGTGAATGGTATGACGAAGATGATCATGGAACGGTTAAAGGGTATGGATATCACAAAGCGACCTATACATTGTACGGACATCAAACGAGAAACGATGTATATCAAAGATAAAGATGAATGGAGTAAGGACACAGAGGAGCTAACCAAACTACGAAAAATATTAAACCGTGTTACGATGAACAATTGTAGAACAGTTCCAAAATGGAAATCTGCCCACCCAGATTGTGAAATAATGGAAACTCGTAATAACGAATTCTGTTATAAAATGATGCGATTAATGTTAGGAGATGTGGAAGACGCCCAAATAAAGTTAGATAACAAAATAATTAAGACAATGTCAAAGGAATTATATGTGAATAAGAATAAAGCGTAAACGTTTCTATAATCAGTGTAAATATCATAAGATTATGATATTTAAAGTTGTTTTTATTATTATTATTATTATATTAGCAAATAGGGTAGAGTGAAAAAATTAAAGGTTTGCATAATTTAATTATCAGTAGGTGCCTCAGTAGATACAGATTTAGGAGGTCTTGTTTTATATTTACGGTTAGAGGGTTGCTTATCCTCCTGCATATTCAGCTTACGTGTTTCACACATAAGTCCACCACCCAAAATGCCCGTTACATCAGAAGATTGATATTCATGATTGCCTTGTGAAGACTTGACAATTACAAGTTCAACATATTCCCCTTGTACCAAATACTTGTATTGCGAGTCGGTAACGCGAATAGAAGAATAATGTGTGAAGATGTCCTTACCCTCATGTTCACCCTGCTTTGCGGTAATAAAGCCATATCCAGTTTTAGTATTAAACCATTTAACTTGTCCAATTTGTCTGGTAGAGTTGTCAGTACTGCTCATAGTATAGAGTATAATACATATACACTGTGATTTTTTATATTGTTTTAAAATGATATTTACTTACGAAAACAAACTATACAATGACGCGTAGTTCGGTGTTTCATAGTATTCATATTTATTGCAAAAAATGAAGAAATTCAGTATATATAGGTTGATTTGTGTACAAGTAACAGTAAGGTTCTCAATGTCTTTCATATTCTTTCGTAATATATTTTTAGAATGCAGTATGTACAATTCACTGGGATATAATTCATTATCATTTGTAGAGGGCAATGAATCCCATGGTAATTCTTGTGCATATAAATAGATATAAATGTATCCAAGTGAAATTAAATCATCACGACGCGTGGGAGTACACCCATTATGTATAAAATGGCTAACATATTTAGGTGTACCAGTAATATGTTCTCCAATAGTGTTCGGTATATGAATTTGTTCCTCATTAATGTAGAAAGTGGCGAGTCCAAAGTCAATTAAAAAAAGTTCTCCTTGTTTGACCATAAAATTCTGTGGTTTAATGTCACGATGAATAACCATGTTATTATGAATAGATTCAAGTATAGATACACATTGAGTCATAATAGCATTTAATTTAGATAGAGTAATAGATTTAATTTTGCGATATTGAATAAGAGAACATTCATAGAACGGTATAACAAGTCCCATATAATCGTTAACCGGACCGAACCAATGTACAGCTGGAATATTACGGCAATGATGTTCATATAAATACTTCATAATAGACGTTTCTCGTTTCAATAATTTATACGAGGTTCTCTTATCTTCCATTTTAATGGCGATATTATCTTGTGTTTTTACATTAACCCCTTTATACACGTTGCCGAATGTACCACTCCCAATACACTGTATAATTTTGTATTTATGTGCAATAACAAGGTCATGTTGAATATCCATAGAGTAACTTAATTATATAGAATTATACCTTTGAATATATATCACATATAATATTATATGAAACTTTTAGGAGATTTTTTTAGATACATAGAGAACCTGGTAACTCGCGGTGACGGATATTATGATAAAATCATCAAATTTTCACACATAATTAATTTTATTTATATAATGATATTTTCAGCGTTTGGAATTCATATATTAAAAAATCAAATATTACACGATTTTAATAGTACAATCCAATTATTAGTATGTGGGTTATTAATATTTAAATTTCACCCGTTTAGAGAACATGCACTAAAACAAAGTGATTCAACCCTAATATTCAGCAGTGCAATGTTTTTATTGTTTAATTTAAGTATTATTGAGGTATTGAATAGATATACAAGCAAAGTAGGAGTAGACATAGTAAAAAATAAGGAGTTGATTCATTTATCAACAGAAGTAGCCATAGATGCCGAGGAAGAAGAATAAGTAGATAAAAGAATTAGATAGTATAGTATCTATATCTTAATATAAGTAAGATATGGAGAACCTAAACGAATTAACTGCAGATACAATAGGTCAGGTCTATAAAGATGCAATAAACGACCCAACATTATTATCAACCCTCGATATCGATGAACTGTTAGATACATTAGAAAATGAAACGAATGATTATTTGGAGAACAAGACATTAGACGGTATGACAGAAGAAATTTATGAAGTAATTCGTGGAATCTGTCAAGACACAGAAATACAGCATAAAATCTGCTTAAAACTGGTAGGATACCGCATGATAGATGAGTTACAAGAATTACATAAGGGTAAACATGTAAGATGGGTACGGCGTGGTACAAATAAACTGACAAATGGTGGTATAGTAGTCGATATAAAATTTTTAGACACAGGAACTCATATATTATGTATGAATTCAATGAATCGTTTTATACAATATAAATACGACGATTGTTTAACGTTTCAAAAGATGTCACCAACAGAAATGTTAATATTGATGGCATATGATCATGCAAGTACAATTACTTAATAACACGTTTGCGTGTAAATGAAAAAGACATTTTACGTTTTTTACATGTTTTGGCTCGTTTATTCATGATATAAAAAAATTCCTTCAAATGGTACATAATTTTTTGTGCGACTAAAATATCATCTTTAAAAGCAGTACTGGAGTAATTACTATTTTGTTTAAAATTACCAATCATCATAGTTTTTTTAATAAAATTGGATTTAAATATATTTCGTGATTTTTCTGTAAATAATAATTTATTACCGACACTCGAATAAATAAAGCGAGTAATAAGGTCATGGGTGGATAATCGGTGTTTATATGGTTTCGGTTTGATGTAATAAAGACGTTCCGATTTCATATTTTTGTACAAAACATCATCAATAAAACAAATAGCAGTAGATTGTGGTAAAAGGGTGCAGCGTATAAAATCACTGTAAGTTTTTTTAGATGTAGTGCGATTGAGTTCGGTACGTACGTTATTAATTTTGAATGCATGTATAATTTGGTCAAAGAGTGGTACATCGCGTGATATTTTATGGTTAAAATAGTTAATAATTAATTGTACCCATGGTTTTTCGGCGTTATTATTCGTATAAACATAAATTTTATAACATTCACCTGATTTTTTTTTAGAAAATAAGTATTCTAATATAGACATTATACCATATCGTAAAAACTCTTGTTGGTATATATCTAAGACATCATTAAACTGAACATTATGATGTCGGTAAGAACAGTTTATAAGAGACCATAATATTTCTAAATCAACAAAAGAACCTAATGTTTCATCGAAATCAAAAACGATAACTTTCTTCGCACGACTCTTTCTTAGTTTAGAAAAATAATCTCCTTTATATATTTCAATTAAATTCGTATTATCATTATTCATAATACTCATGTTTGTCATATAATATAATTGGATTTTATATGACAAGAAAAAATTATTTGGTAGAACCAAAACCACCGTCACCACGAACACTATTAGATAAATCATTCACATTGACAACCGTGATATAAATGGGGCATAATGAAGGATGACATATTTGTAATAATCTTGTATTAGCAACAACAATATAATCAGTAGCAAGGTCATTTTGAAAATATGGTAAACATCTAAATGCACCAATTAATGAACCTCTATATCCAGAATCAATAATTCCAGTATGATTAGCTAACATTAATGGTGTTTTTGATATACTGGAACGTGGGTGTACATTAAACCCACAAGGATTTATAGAATCAGTATTAACCTCACAGAAAAACATTTCCGTTTTTATGTTCATATCAATAAACATTGAAGAAAATAACTTTTTAAACATAACAGTTTGGGGAACTAATACATCAAATCCTGAATCTGCTAAAATATTCTCCATAAATTGTGCGTTATGTTTTTCAATTCGGTCAGTATAATTGGCAATTAGTGTTTCATCTTCAATTGCCAATTTTAAAATAGCAAAATTTTTACAACCATTGGCAGCGTTATTTTTTAAGTTAGAATAAAGAGTTTGTATATCGTTCGTTTCAAATACCATTTCAGTATATGCTACTATTATTTACATACCCTTTGTTTGTTTATATTCTTTCCAAGATATAGGTTTAATTTCAGCTGTAGGTTTCGTAACAACTTCAGCACGTTGGTCCAAATGGTCAGCTTGTTTCAATGTACTATCTACATACAATTCTTTTAAAACCTTTCCAACCATAACAGAGCCTTCATTTTGGTCAACTTTCCCATCTTCAATGAGTTTCAATACAATTAACAATTTAGTCATAATTTCAAGGTTAAGTTCATCTTTAATAAGACGATTAAAAATATCAGTATAATTATTGTATAAAAAAGGAGTCTCAGCTTGACACATGATAGAAAATTTCTCAGGTTCGTTGAGTTTCATATCAACATTTTTCAATTTAAATGTATCCAATTTGCGGATTTCATTGCGTAATAGTATACTGTGTTTTACTTTACGAATATGTTCGGTATTGTCTTCACTGTCCATTTCACTAAGCAACTTTTGTAGATTTAATCGTTCATCTGGTGATAAAGTAGACATGTATAAATCAATAATAATATAAATAAACCAAAGTGTTTATGTGTATTTAATTATAATAAATTTATTATTACATATTTAGTAAATAATCGTGTCAATAATTATTATCTGTGAAATATGTATATCATAATAGAAAAATGACAATGATTACAGTATTTTTAGCCGTTATTTTTATTTTAGTGATTTGTTCGTCACTATTCATATCATGTAATGCTGTATCTCCAATTTATATGGATACTGTATTTAAAAAGCACTCTGCATTTGAGAATTTTGAGAACAATACAATGAATGAATATGCAAAACATTTGATTGTACCCCAAGAAAATGGATGCAAAAAAGTGCATGGTATGAATGGATTATTTTGTGCACCCAGCAATGAAGCCGACAATTTAGACAAATTTGCAGATGCTGAAGGTAAATTAGATTGCAAAGACAATTCTGGTCTAAGTAACTCGAGAGGTGGATTATGTTTGACTGAACAACATAAACGTTTGTTATCTACCCGTGGTGGTAATAGTGCGCCTAGCAATGTTACAGATGCAGGTGATAAAAAAGAATAAATCTAATCACATTGTTTGTTGATTACAATATAGAATAACTTTTTTCAATACTATTTTTAGGAATATTATTGAAGGATAGGAGAACCTGACATATTTTATAGGATAATATAGTAATGGGAACACGAAAAAATAAGAAATCTAATAAAAGTTTTAGAAAAACTCGTTCAAAAAGACAGAAAGGAGGCAAAGACGGAAACATCGGCAGATGCAAAGGCCCAGACCATTCGAGAGCTATATTCGTCCCGAATGACCCGGCCGAATTTCGGCGGGAACACCAAGCTGCCCTAAACCAGTATAATCATTTTGAGAATGGTTTGGCGCAAATAGTTGAAAACTGTTTAAGTGATGCAGACAAAATAGTTGATGAAGAAAACAGAGTTGAACCTGATTTAACAACAATGACCGATGAACAATTACAACAAAAAGCAGTTTGTAATGAATTAGTATATGGTGACTATGATACCGAACATAGAGGGTTTCTTCAAGAACATAGAGATTTTGATACATTCACCCGTATGCCACCAGAAGTCAAACAAGGAATTTATAATGGCATAAAACGTTTTTTAGGGACGTGGTTACGGAATAGACAGAGGGGCAGACATGAGAAGGTTTTTAAATTTTACACATATGTTGCATCTGATATATTAAAAAAAATACGTAAAGCATTTGGATTACCAGAACCACCACCGCCTCCGCTAATACCACTTAATAGCGGTGGAAAAAGAAAAACCCGAAAATCCAAAAGAAAGAATAAAAGAAAATAAAAAGTTTTCAATACTATTTGCAATCTTTTACATTTGGAAAGCTTTTCATACAAATATCACAATATTTGATAGTATGACCATGGTCTGGTGAAATATCAATGTAATCAGTAATAATATTATGTTGACAATTGGAATCTATATATTTTACAACAAGTTCATATATTTGTTGTATATCACAGTCACAATGATAATTATTATCTACAATTTCATTTAGTATAGTTTTCACAGTAGACAATATATGAATTTTGGTAGTTATGTCCATAAAAAAATAGTTATCTATTTAATTAATTTTATTTAGTATTTTTACACATACATAGAAAGAACACTTTGGCTAATTCCTTCTTCGCGTTTGATGAACTTGTCAACATTAGCAGGTGTTACTGTGAATGGAAATGAAACTTCAATATCTAAGTCTTTTTCAAATAGTTTTTCGTCTGTTTTAATTAATCTAAACAGATTAAGTTTTGTGAAAATGATTTCCAGACATCGTTTTAAATTACGTACTCCATCTTCACCTTGCGTATGTTCTTTAGATGATGCTAAATACTGAATTGTTTCATTAGGAATAATAATATCTTCCTCTGTAAAGTTTACTTGTTCGCGGATTTTTGGCAGTAAATGATTTCTTGCAATTACAATTTTCTCCTTCGTTTCATATCCCTTAGTTTGAATACGATACATTCTATCGCGTAGAATAGGATTGACCTTACTCTCATCATTATAACTGAATATAAACAAACACTTACTCAAATCAAAATCAACTTCACTAAAGTATTTATCATGAAACTGACTATTTTGAGATGTATCTGTCAAGTGAGTTAAGATACCAGCAATTTCCTCGCCTCTGGGTGTATCACTGATTTTATCCAATTCATCAAAGTAAATCACTGGGTTCATACACTTACTATCAATCAATATTTGTACAATTTTACCCCAAGTACTACCTTCATATGTGTATGAATGTCCTTCAAGAAAGCTGCTGTCACCGGTTCCACCGAGAGCAATAAATGTAAATTCTCTACCTAAAATCTTACTAATACCTTCCCTAACCAGTGTGGTTTTACCGGTACCCATTGGTCCTTTAATCGCAATAGCAGTACCTAATGCAGATGGATTAGAAATCCATTGTCCCATCATCTGCATAATTTGTAGTTTAGCGTCGTTTAATCCATAGGCACAATCGTCCAATGTTGATTTCGCACTCGCCATAAAATTATGACACACATCAACTCCATCGCTCATTTGAACATTTAGATTTTTGTATATTCCAAATGGGATTCGCATGAACGTATCAATCCAATTTTTGATTTTGTAATATTCCGGGTCACCCGGTTCCATTGTTCTCAATATGTTAAGTCTTTGCATAGCAGTTGCTTTAAATTTTGCTGGCATTTTTGAGTCAAGTAAGGCCAATCTATAAGGTTTATCAATATTAATGTGTTTGTTAATCACCTTTAAATCCTCCATAACACGCAGTTGTTCTCTATTTGATAAATTTTTTCTAAAATAATCAATTTCATTTGTGCGTTTTTTATCATTATGAATAAGTTTGTGATAATTTTTAGCATTTTTGGTACGTGATTTTTTAATAAGCTTATTAATAGACTCTTTGCATTCATTGATTGCATTCTTTAGAATTTTACTATTAGGTTTTTTGCTTAATTGTTCAACCAATTGCTTTTTCGTTTCAACTAACTCCAAATATTCTTGTTCTGCATCTGTTAAAACAACCTCTTCTGCAACAACCTTCTTCTGTTTTTTCTTCTTTAATTTCATCTTTTTAGATGTTTGTTCATCTGTTTCAATCGTTGCTGTTCGTTGATATGTTTCTTTCATAAATGCCTCTTCATCATCACTATCACAATCCGCATCATCATCAATATAATCGTCGTCTGCTTCTTCGTCCATTCCATCTAATGCTAAGACGATATTATAAACGCCGTCGTCTTCCTCTTCCTCTTCGTCTTCCTCTTCATCATTGTCATCTTCATCATCTTCTTCATCGTCACTATCCTCTTCCTCGGTATTCTCATCATCTTCTTCTTCGTCACTATCCTCCTCTTCCTCATAATAATTTTCGTCTTCATCTTCTTCGTCACTATCTTCCTCAACCAATCGTTTTTTATTTTTTTTGGTAGAAATGTCTTTCTTAGACTTGGTAGTAGTTTTCGTCTTTTTGTATTGTTTATGAATTTTTTTGTCCACCTTTTTGTTTGATTTTGCTAATTTATTGGCTCTATCATTGATGTATTTAGATGGAAAGATTTTTGTTAACATACTACGGATGTTATCAATGTCTCCTTCGTCAATATCAACATCATTGGGCGTGGCAGTTTTACGATTTTTTTTATTGGATTTCATATTTTTCTTACTGGGTGGAACATAAGTAGAATCGCTGGAGTCGGTGTCATAATCAGTAATTTCTTCATATTCGCTCTCATCACTATCACTATCTGTATCAGGTTTACGCTTAAGTGTGCGGGTGACAGGTGGTACTTTAATAGATGGCATTTTAAAAATGTTGTAAAAGATACAATAAATTATTACGATAATATAAATCAATTTTTTACAAAAAAATATAATCTACAAATGAAAGATGTATTATAAAAAATTGATTATAAAGCTTTGAAAATTATATAGACATAATAATATATATAGGTTATATTTAATGAATATCCAAAACACAAATATGGATAATTTCAAACCATCATCAAAGATTATTGGTGTACAATTTAGTATATTGTCACCCGAGGAAATTAGAAAAAATTCGGTGGTAGAAGTAACATCACGTGATACTTATATAAATAATAAACCAGTAGTTGGTGGGCTATTTGATCCACGAATGGGTGTTCTTGAACCTGGTTTAATATGTCCAACAGATGGATATACATATATAGATACCCCTGGTTATTTTGGTCATATTGAATTAGCCCGTCCTGTATTGTTTATACAACATTTAAAGGAAATAATGAAAATCTGCAAATGTGTATGCTTTAAATGTAGTAAATTAAAAATCAATAAAAATTTACACAAACATGTATTAAATATGTCACAGACGGAAAGGTGGCATTATATAACAAATCTTGCACCGAATGTAAAGCGGTGTGGAGATTGTACCGAGGATGGTTGTGGATATAAGCAACCAGATAAAATTCAAGTAGATGGCATGTCTACAATCCAGGCAATTTGGGAAAAGATGGTAATGACCGACGGTAATACTGAGAAGGTAGTATTAAGATTAACTCCAGAAATGTTGATAAAAATATTTAAGCGTATATGCGATGAAGATGTAAATTTTATGGGTTTTAGTCCAGTATGGTCGCGTCCCGAATGGATGATTTGTCAAGTATTACCAGTTCCTCCTCCAGCGGTCCGTCCATCGGTAAAGCATGATGCTCAACAGCGAAGTGAAGATGATTTGACCCATATTTATAGTAATATAATAAAAACGAATAACGATTTGCGTGATAAGATAGCAAATAATGCAGCCACAAAGGTGATAGAAGTATTATCTGGAATTTTACAATATTTTGTAGCAATGATTGCGAATAATAAAGTGAAGGGTGCGGATCCAATGGCTCAGCGTTCTGGGCGTCCGTTAAATTGTATTAGTGGTAGATTAAATAGTAAGAATGGTCGTATTCGTGGAAATTTAATGGGTAAACGTGTAGATTTTAGTGCACGTTCGGTTATTACAGGTGACCCAAATTTATCAATTCGTCAATTGGGTGTTCCTTTGAAAATAGCAAAGAATATAACAAAACCCGTAACTGTAAATGATAGAAATCGTGACTTTCTTATGAAATTAGTACAAAATGGTCCAGATGGCGGTTCAAATGGAGAACCTGGTGCAAAAATATTGGAACGTAAAAGTGGTGAAAATATTTCTCTACGATATGTTGATACTGGTTCTATTCGTTTAGAAAATGGTGATATTGTTCATCGTCATATGATGGACGGTGATGCTGTTTTGTTCAACAGACAACCAAGTTTACATAGAATGAGTATGATGTGTCATATCGTCAAAATTATGAAGCGTGGTGACACCTTTCGTATGAATGTTGGCGATACCAAACCTTACAATGCTGACTTCGATGGGGATAGATTTTGTCCCAAACAGGTGACCGCCCAATAAGTTGTAGATATACTTATTGGGGAAAACGGTGTAAAGTCTACTGGTAGGTGTATTTCGCATAGGTACATTTTACTAATATAATCATCTAGTCATTCTTTAAAAATAATATAAATATAACTCGCTCTATATAATAAAATAAAAATGATATTAGATATTGGTGAAAAAGAAAAAGTTGTTGGTCAAATATATAAAATGACTAATACTACAAATGGAAAGGTTTATATAGGTCAAACACGTAGTCACAGATTAAACCATAATAAATATAGACCATTTGGATATTTGGGAAGATTCAAAGACCATATTCACGAAGCATTTTCAAGCAAAACAAAACAATGTAAGTGTTTGAACTCAGCTATACGAAAATACGGTCAAGATAGTTTTACTTGTGAATTAATTTACACTTGCAACGTGAATGAATTAAACGAACAAGAAGAACAATTAATCATTGAATACAATTCCAAATTTCCAAATGGCTATAATTTAACAAATGGTGGTAATGGGTTTACAGATGTTAATGGTGAATTTACTTGGAGAACCGAAATTCAAGAACCCAGAATATTAAAACCTCAACCCAAAAGTGACTATACGAAACAGTTGATTTCTACAAGGTTAAAATCAGCTCTTGATAATGAAGAACATCGGGAGAAAATGATGAAACTAACACAGAAACAACATTTGGCTAAAAAATATGAACTATCCAAAGATGTAGTAATTGTTGATGACGATATAGATAAATATATTCGGGTTCTTAAAAATAACACGAATAATACAGAATATGTCCGTATTGTCATTGATAAAAAAAGAATCACAACTTTTGTAGGAAAGCACGAACCAATAGATGAAATAAAAAAAAGAGCGAAAAAATTTATATTAGATTTAAAAGAATGGCAACGTAGCCAAATTGCGGGAACTTCTTTAGAGCCCATACTACCACCCCATAATGGAAACATAATGGGGGAACTCGGTTAATTGCCGAACCCAATGGTAAAAAAGTATGGGATTAGACAATCCGCAGCCAAGCTCCTAAGTCCGTTATGATAGGATATGGAGAAGGTTCAGAGACTAGACGGTTACGGGTCTTAAATGAAGGTTTAATCAACCGGATAAGGCACAAGGTATAGTCCGTCCCCTTAGGAGACTTTGGGGGGTTTTGACAGCATGTATGCAGTCAAAAAATGGAGATGAATATGCATATGCCACAAAGTATTTTGGCAGAAACCGAATTAAAAAATTTAGCAGCAATCCCATACCAAATGATAAGTCCAGCAAAGAATTCACCAATCATTGGTATATTTCAAGATTCAATGTTGGGGTCATATCGTTTTACCCGACCCAATATTAACTTTACGCCTCGTGATGCAATGAATCTATTGATGTTATCACCGAATGTAAATATGGATAAATTGCGTGAAAATGGTGATAAGATAAGTAGTTTTGATATTTTATCCCAAATATTACCACCAGTAACATTAAAATATAAAACAGATTTGTATGATGAAGATGAAGAATATGACGACTCAAATAATGTGTTAGAAATCCGCAATGGTGAATATATTCGTGGACAAATGGAGAAGTCTGTATTGGGGTCAACAACGAAGGGTATAATTCACCGTATATGTAATGATTATGGAAATATGCGTGCAAGTGAGTATATAGATGATATGCAAAATATAATAACTGAATATATGAAGTCAAGTTCATTCAGTGTAGGTATTAGTGATTTGATAGCTGACCGCAAAACTCAAGATAGCATTATACAAGCAATTTTGACACAAAAGCAGGAAGTGCAATCAATAATTGAAAAGGTGCACTTAGGTATATTTGAAAATAATACATCAACTACAAATATTGCAGAATTTGAAACAAGTATTAATAATGTATTAAATAAAGCGACAGAACAAGCTGGTAAGATTGGTCGTAAATCATTGAGTAAAAATAATCGTTTCTTGATGATTGTTAACTCTGGTTCAAAGGGTTCATTAATTAATATTTCTCAAATGATATCCTGTCTTGGTCAAACAAATGTAGATGGTAAGCGTATTCCCTATGGGTTTGATAACCGCACTTTACCTCATTATAGTAAATTTGATGATACTCCAGGTGCCCGTGGTTTTATTGAGAATTCTTATATATCAGGTTTAACCGCTCCAGAGTTATTCTTTCATGCGATGGGTGGTCGTATTGGTTTGATAGATACTGCTGTAAAAACTTCCCAAACAGGATATATTCAGCGGCGATTAATTAAAGGACTGGAAGATATTAAGGTGGAGTATGATATGACAGTTCGTAATAGTATAGGAAAGATTATTCAGTTTAGATATGGAGACGATAATTTTGATTCAACAAAAACAGAGAACCAGAAAATTCCAATTGTATCTATGACAGCAGAAGATATTTATAACTATTATGATATAATTGGCGTAAACAATGAACAAACAAGCTTAAAAGATATATATACAAAGGGTACGGTAACCCGTGTAAAGAAACAACAGGAACAAGCAAAAGAAACATGTAAAAAATATATTTCTCAAATGATTGAAGACAGGGATATATTAATTGAAGATGTATTTCTCTATAAGAATGAGAATGGAATCAAAATGCCAATCGCCTTTCAAAATACAATTGTTAATATCCAAGGACAATTAAATTTGACAACAAGCTCAATTGTAGATATTACTCCCCAAGAAGCATTTGATTTGATTGCAGAATATTATAAAAAATTAGAGAGCTTTAATATTGCAAAACCGAATAATTTATTTAAAATAATGTATAATTATTATCTCACACCAAAGGATTTATTGGTGCGTAAGAGGTTTCATAGAAAGGGCATCATATTACTATTAGAAACAATTGTACTGAAATATAAACAAGCATTAGTTCACCCTGGTGAAATGGTGGGGGTTATAGCAGGTCAATCCATTGGTGAACCAACTACTCAATTAACCTTGAATACGTTTCATTTAAGTGGTGTGGCATCAAAATCTAATGTTACTCGTGGTGTTCCCAGGATTGAAGAAATTCTACGATTGACAAAGAACCCAAAGAATCCATCTATGACTGTATTTTTACACCCAAATGAAGAAGACACCCGTGAAAAGGCAGAACATTATGCTAATATGTTAGAACACACAAAAATTTCAGATGTAGTAAAGGGTGTACAAATTTGTTTTGACCCAGTAGATAAAGAAACAGTAATAGACGATGATAAATTAATCATGAAACAGTATTATGAATTTGAAGACATTGTGGGAGAATGTAATAATACGAACACCACCCTTGAAAATAGTGATAGTAAACAAGCATCAAGGTGGGTGATTCGCATTGCATTTAATGCAGAAACTCTATTTGAAAAGAATATTACCATGGACGATATTCACTTTGCAATTAACAATAGTTATGGTGAAGATATAACATGTGTATACTCGGATTATAATGCAAAAAATTTAATATTCCGTATCCGATTAAATAGTGATGTATTAAATAAAACAAAGAAACAACGTGGTCTTGCCAGTTCACTTGACCAATCAGATGAAATATATATGTTAAGGAATTTCCAGGAAATGATTTTGAATACAATTGTATTGCGTGGACTACAAGGTATAACTAACGTATTACCAAGAAAGTTGCAAAACATGGTAGCAAAAGAAGATGGAAAATATGTCCAAAAAGATATATGGATTTTAGATACAACCGGTTCAAACTTAATTGATGTGCTTGGATTAGATTATATTGATTGGGTTAGAACTTATAGCAATGACATAAAGGAGGTTTTTGATACATTGGGTATTGAGGCTGCACGCCAAGTCTTGTTTAATGAATTATCGGAAGTTATGGATTTCAGTGGTGTTTACATTAATTACCATCATTTGAGTATATTATGTGACAGAATGACTACAAATCATAACATGGTTGCTATCTTTCGGTCTGGTATTCTAAATGATAATATTGGTCCAATTGCAAAGGCAACATTTGAGGTTCATACAGAAGTTTTATTAGAGTCTGCAAGACATGCGAATTTTGATAATATGAGAGGTGTATCGGGAAGTGTAATGATGGGTCAAACTGGTAGTTTCGGTACAGGTATGTTTGATTTGGTTTTAGATATGGAAAAAATGCAAAATTTGGATACAGAAGATATTACACGCAAAAGCCGTAATGCGGAGATCAATTCCATGTTTGGAAATATCGAAGATTCCAGTGAACCTTGTGCAAGAAATAATGTAGAGATTTCTAATTATATTTCCAATGTCAATGTACCAGATATGGGTATATGTGACGATGATGATTATGATATGGGAATTTAGAAAAATACAAAAATATTAAAAAATTACATATTACAAATTATATATAATTTTTTTATTGATTATTTTATACTGTTATATTATAGTAATATGGGTGATACTGTATTCCCTTTTGAGATGTCACCAATAGGCAAAACTACTCCTGAGAATACTACACCCGAATATAAAAGTCCAAGAACACCGATACGTATAAAGAAAGAGGTTGATAAAGAAATGGAAAAGAAATTATTCAAAGACAAAAAAGTAGAGAAAGAACGTAGAATAAATAAAATTATAGTACAAGGATGTAATAACAAAGAAGATAATTGGAATTTTTCAGCTGACGAGTGTAAAGATGCTACAGAATGGTTAGACGCCCACCCTGAAAAAGAAGGTATTCCTATTCCACCCCCAAATGATACACGTAAAAAATTCCAACCTTTATATATTCGTCATCCACCTATTACTGGTCACCCGCGGATTACTGGTGGAATAAAAAAATTAAAATCAAGGAAATCAAGGAAATCAAGGAAATCAAGGAAATCAAGGAAATCAAGGAAACAAAAAAAACAAGTAAATAGGTAATTTTGTTATAGAAATGTAAAAAATTGATATGAACATTAGTTATATACTGTAATAAATAATTAAGGAAATAATAAAACGACAATAAATTATAATATTATCATGAGTACTGAAAATATTATACAAATGTATAAAGATTATAAAAAGTCTGGTGGATTTGGTATATATATGGTGGACGAATTAATAAATAAAAATATACAATACACAGATATACCTACATTATTGGAGCAAGAACAAAAACTGATAGAATTATACTGTATTACGTATGAAAAACCGATTACGGAACAAATCTTAGAAAACAAATATTTGAATAGAAAACGTGTACATGCAAATAGACGAATTCAATATAAACGGTCAATCATTATGAATCAAATAATTACGGCATCACAGAAAGAAAACGTTAACCCACATACCGTAGATGCTTATACACAATTTATGAGAAACACCTCTATACATGGTTATATGAATCGTGAATATTGGAAAGAATTAGAAATAATGAAAAAAGAATTAATATATTATTAAGTTGAATAAAAATAGTAGATATGTATATAGAAATGTATTTATATTTTTTATTGTGTCTGGTTTCATTAATGTACGGTTCGTGTTATGATTTAAACACAGCAAACGCAGGTGTGTGGTTAAGTGGTGCGGCATATTGTAAGAAAGAGGAATATCCAAGCATGGAACTATCAGGTCCAGCTAATGGATTTCAATATTACGAAACGGTATATGATAAACCAACGGATTTATTAGGATATACTGGAATCAATTCAAATACACAAGAGATATTTATCGTATTTCGTGGGTCGTCATCTATGAAAAATTGGATGGACGATGCAAAAGTAATTCAAGTACCCTATACAACCTTTCCAGAATGCAATTGTAAAGTGCATACTGGGTTTTATGAGTCAGTGAATAATATTTATCAACAAGTATATAGTTCAGTAAATGATATATTAGATGTATATCCAAATTATAACATTATTGTAACAGGTCATTCCTATGGTGCAGCTGTTGCACAATTAGTTGCAATGGAATTATTATCAAATGATGTCGTATCAACTGTATATAATTATGGGCAACCGCGAATAGGTAATAAAGAATATGCGGAGTTTGTAAATAATGTACCGATAGATATATGGCGGTTTACCCATCATAAAGATATGATTCCACATGTTCCCCCGATTACCGGTTTACACTATTATCATTCGTGTAGAGAAGTTTACGAAGATGAAAATAATAATTTGCGTATATGTAGCGATACAGATGGTGAAGATGAAACATGTGCAGACCAATTTGCATTGTATCAAACAGATACAACAGATCATCATACATATTTGGAACACGATTTAGATTGTTCAAGTAGTACAATATATTACACCGACCTGAAATAAAAATGAGCACCTTTTTCATAGGCATTAGACTACATTTGACGGTAGAAAATCCAAATTAATTATACATTAATGTGTATAATGAATCATAATAGTTATGCCTTTTTCTTACGAGGTACTCTAATCTTTAATTTGGGTACAGCAATTTCATATTCTTTGATATATTCATCAAATGATTTAAAATGTTCAGTATAGGATGAGGATTCAATCATTTGTTGGAATCCATTCAAATCGCGTAGCATAGAAGGTGGGGTAATCAAGTTATATTGGTTATTGCTTAACATACGTATAAAATAAAACTGGTCGGTTTCTGGATTTCCACTTAAACATAACCACTCTAATTCATTGATGAATGGTAAACCCGAATTACTATGAAACAATATAATGGGTAAATTCATATTGATAGCAAGAACCCAATAATCAATCGCTGTCAAAACATAATCATCGTTCATAATCATAACGTCAATTTTAATTTGTTTTTTCTTAAGTAGGTTTACATGCGGTTTGTCTTGATTTTTAAATATATCACACATTTTTAATAAATATGTTTGAATAAGTGGCTTATAATAAGTACATAATCGTTGTTTGACATCATATATATTTTCGTCAATTTGTAAATGTGTTTTCAAAATATATAATATAGTATAAAAACTACATTGAACAGATGTATTCATCTTATGTTCCTTTGCACCATCGTGTAATTTTAAATGCCAATTGTTTGTATCAACAACAATTTGTCCAATATTAGAAACGCACTCTGTACTTAATATACTGAATGATGCATTCGTAGTATTACTATATTGTTCAGTCAATGAAATATCCTTCGTATTAGTAGTCGATATAGGATTTGCAAAATCATAGGATATATTTTGTACATACTCATTTGTTGGCATAGGAATTAACTGATCAAAATTATCAGATATAATGGTAGAATACAAATATAATATTTCATCATCGTTCATATTATATTCAATCTCTCCAATATTTAAATATTTGGTTGCTTCCAATATGAATAGTCGTATTCGGCTATATCGTATTAATTCATCAGTTAACCGATTATAATATAATTGTTCATTATCAGTTCCACTAATTAAATGTTGTGTAGGTATACATAATTTATTAGGGTTTTCTGTGCATAATCCAGCAATATCATCTTTATTAATAATCCCATTCATGTTACTTAATTTATCCAATATATCTTTATCAAATTCCACAAAAGAAACATGTGGTTTCATTACATGCTGTATAATATTAACCAATAATTTCATTTTATTTTTATATAGATATTGTTTATCCTGTATAATATTAATAATTTCATCACGGATAGTCTTATACTTATAATTAGCTAATAATATTCGTAATTGACTTCGGAATTGTTTATAAAATTGGGTTTCGAGTGAAATCTGTTGTATGGTTTGTGTGCGAATGGAATCCTTAGTGGAAATAGTATTAAGAGTCTTGTCTGCATCATAATATTGATTATCTTTGTATCCATGTACCTGATATTTTGGAATACCGTCTTCAATAGTATCTTCAATCGGTTCACTAACTTGTATAAATTGGTTTGTTTCTGTGAAAATCCCTACAATTAGACCATCTTCAATAACTTTGAATGTGGGTTTACATAATAATTCCCCTTGTGTTTTTTCTGAAAGTTGTATTAATCTGTCACGAGTAACCTCGTAAGATTGCCAAACAACCCCATCTGTAAATATCATATTTACATTGGGTATATTAGCAGATGGTGCAGTAGGGATATAAAATCCAAAGTCATCTGTCATTCTGGATTTAACAATAAATGCAATCGTTTTACCTCTATAATTACGAACTTGACTATCAATATATAATCTATTTTGTTGTAAAATATTATAAATAGTATTCGCAGATAAATTTGTTTTATACTCATACACCGTAGGCATACTTGATTTCGGTTTACAAAAAGAATTCGTTGTTTTATTAATCATATTAAATACATTCAATAAATTAGGTGGGGTATTTTGCTGATAAAATATTTTAACAGCATTTTTTTTTGTAATTTTGGACAACTTGGTATTTCCGTATAAATAAATAGGTTCATACACGTTGTTATGTTTTAATAGTATACAAGTACCTTTTGACGAATCAAATAATTTTGAGGCATATGAATTCGTTGGACATAACAATGAAACATTATCTGTAATATCATTGTCTATAATTTCAATTAACGCAATATTTATACCCTGTTTGAAAATACCAGTATCAGGTGAACTAATAATATCCCACATATATGTATGGTCAATAAACGAATCGTCATTATTTAAAAATGCAGTAAAATTTTGATAAGAAGCAATTGTATCTTTTAAGAAATTATTTTGTGATATATTTGACAAATCGTCCAAGCTTTTATAAAATTTGGTAGTTTTAAATTGTTCAACTGTAATATCACTAATAGAGGTTTTCTTTGGCTGAAAAATGGAGACAAGCGACCCATTATTTAATTTTATATAAATATCTAAGGTAATATGTGATATAATAATCTTCCGCATTTCTGCAAGGGTTGGGATATTAATATTATTATGATATGTGTATAAATCAGCAATACATGCAATAAAAGATTGATTATGTGAATAATGTACACCATATCGTAACAATGGGGTTTCAGTTTGTCGTATTAATGCTGGATTATTTTTAGTTACAGAAATAGAGTTATCTGTGCGTAAAAATAGTTCAACAGATAATGGTAAGAACCCCCATCTTGATACATCAATAGGAAATTTATCATGACCTAATATATTCATACCTTTACGTATTTGTTTTAATGGCGGTTCAGTAATATCATCAGTTGTATTTGGAATGGTAGCATCAATATTCGTGTCCGGTTCTTGTGATGTGTTTGGCTCAACGTCTTTAATCGGGTTATTTAATAATTTTTGAATAACACCCTTATTGCCACGTAGCTTATTATCCATAACTCCACATTCTTGCCGACGTAAATTTTGTTGGGTAGTATTCATTTCTTTAAAGCAGCATGGTAAACAACTATCAGGGTGCTTATCTACTGCTACAAATCCAGGTCTATGTTGGCGATAATTATTATCTTTGTCTTTATGCTGACGTTCGTCTGTAAATTCATAAATATAATGACCAGGCGGTGGTTTTTTTGCATTAGATGGAATAATTTTCCCCCCACATTCACCATCAGCAACTTGTTTATCAGTCATAGGTGTATTGGTTTGTAAGCACCAATATCTTGGACAGACATACCAATATGGATTTTCTGGATTGGAACCATATGGCATAGCAACTTCATATGTACTTTCATCAATAGCATCTAACTCGTCTTTTGTCAAAATAACGGGTTGTCTATTACTTTGGTTCGGGCAAATTCTTGCGTATGAATCATAACGTCCTTCTTTCTTCGTTCTGAATAATGTAGGTTCAAGTTTTTTCATTTTATCAAAAAATTTACGGGTTCCGCCCTTAAATAAGTTGTTATCATCGTCGTCTTCGCTATCTTCTTGAAACAATAAAACATTATCGTCACTTTTATCGGTTGCTACTATTGGTGAGGAATCATCATCATCTGCATCATCATCTTCATAGAAGATACCAGTATCATCGTCTACATCGTCTACATCGTCTACATCGTCTACAGCATCTTGATTTATATCGGTGCCAATGTCAACAGTAGGTTTGAGTGAATATGGTTGAGCTACAGTACTATGAATAGCAACAATAGGTTCTTGTATAGACTTATCTTCTATTTTTACCGTTTTTGCCATAGTTTTAATTATTTTATCTTTAGATATGTAAGATTTATCCGGGTATTGAGTGATTCGTAAAAAAGTATCCAAATAACGATGAATAACATCAATATAATGTATCGAAGTAATTTCAGCAATATCAATAGATAATTCCGGACTTGCATATGTATTTGAAATATGAATTAGACAAGGAAACCCCGGATTTTCAGCAATATCAATAGATTTATTTACATAATTACCATTCAAAATAATATGTGCATTTAAATATTCTGTAATATGTTGACGGGCTTCTTCCTCAGTTAATAAAAAATTTTCCATTATTGAATTTTTTACCAAATTCAAGTCATTCGTATTTTTATATATTTGAGTAATAATAGAATTAATTGCGTTCATTTCTTTATAATTTTCAACACGTGTAAATCGTAATATTGCACCTTTATTCATATCCGAATTATATACATGGAACATATTAGACATCAATGTTGTAAGTTCGGTTGATTTGATGGGTATTGTATATGGAACACTACATATGTAACTTAGATTAATATATTCAACTTGTTCATGGTATACATCGTTAAACTTGGAAATAATATATCCAGTTGTTTCTATTATTTTATTTATTTGAGATAATATAGGATTAATATCATTAATTAAAAGTTGATTTAATTTATAAACAGAAATGGGTTGTTTAAACTCGCCTTTTACAATAACATCACCATCATAGGTTATATGTAAAAAAAGAAATTCTTTACTATTTTCATTTACATAATGCTTAACAAATGATAATAGTTTAGGTTTTCCTAAGTTTTTAGAAAAGGATACAATTTGAGTACGAGTAAGTGCAGGTATTTTTTGTCCATCTTTTGTTCTTGAATTACTGTACAATCTATATATAGATTCACGTCTTAATCCGGGGTTGTATTTTATATAAGGGATAACACTGGTCGCATGTATTTGTTTAAATATATATTCTAATGGCAATACTATATTTGTAATAGGGTGCAAGATTAAATGAAATTTATTGATACCTTGGGTTGAATACGGCAGTTCATTTTGACGTTTATTAAAAATATTATAAAATGTATCAATATTTGCATATTTATTGAAGAGAACTGGTTTCATAATTTTTGTAGTATCTTTTATTAATTTAGGTTTTTGTTTCATTAATTCATCAGACGTTAATATATCTATTTTTGATAATATAGGATAATACAATTTCATAAAATAATCACTTGAAATAGAGTGATTTTCGCTATATTTGAAGACATTGTCTGCAAAACATACATATACAGTATTATGAACCAATTTCCCATATGATAATAATAAATGGTTTTCAAATGACATTAATGCATTTTTATTAGACGTATGAAACACAAGTTCGCTGTTATTTAATACATTATATGGATTTGCTGAATATAAAAGTTCTCTTGATTTCAAAAATCGTCGTCCAATTGGAATAGAAATATCAATATTATATGTATGTTTTGAGAATCCTTTCATAAAATCAACATATGTACACGTTGGTTGTTCCATATTTGCAAAATAAGATAATGTATCCGTATCAAGTATTTCTAGATTGACTAACAGTTGACCAATAATCGGTTTTGTTAACGGTTCTGTTTCATTTTTGGTGATTTCCAAATATAATTCATGTAAATGTAATGTGACGGTTTTTTTAGAAAACAAATATAATTCTCCGTACGACAATAACGGCATATTGAGTTCATGTAAGATTTTCTTTTTAATAATATGAATAGAGTCATCTGGGTGAAGCTGCATACTGGACGCCTGAATATCAAATTCGACAGAAACATTTTGTAGTTGTTCATACTCACTAAATATATCATCTTCTTTATCAATTGGTTTCATACTACCTTGAAAAACAATCATTTTACTAATAGTATTTGAATCATTTAAAATGCATATTTTCACAATGTCTTTCATTGGAATGGGTTCTTCATATTGTATAATAGACTCAATATAATCTGTTCCTTCCATATATACAGATGGTTATAGATTATATACCTATTTTTCTATAATATAAAAAATATTTTTATATTTTTATATTATTTTATTATCTATATGGTTTTTTCGGTACTGTTCTAAGCATCATAGTACGGATTATCATGAATTTTCATTCCACAATACTTGCGTGGTGCGGATTTATAATCAACAGGATTATGTATATTTGCTTCTTTTGCTTGTTCTAATAAGAATTTAAAGTTTTGCCAAAAATCGCTTTTATGTCCAATAGATTTGGTCATAACGTGGGAAAGTTCATGTATAGCAACAAAGGTTAATGTACTTTCATCAATTAACCCTTCATTTTCCTGTTTTTCTTTATTTAAACAAAAGGCTAATTTTTCCCCTTTATTTTCACTATATGCGGTAAATTTGCTGGTAGGTAGAGTTTCCATTATTTGTTTGGGATTAAAATTAGTATGTAATCGTTGAACATTCTCTTGGTCTGGAAATTTACCGTAAACATATTCAACCAATTGTTTACATTTTTCGGTAACTTTTGCTAATAAATCTGCAGCTTCTTGTAACTTAGTACGTTCACGAACGCAGTACTCATTACCATCAACTGTGGATACAATACATTTTAAATCAAATGCACCGTAATTATCAAAATATATATACAAGCAAACAATGAAAACAATTCCTGTTAACAAAAATCCTAAAATTTCGTATTTATCCATGATTATATATTATAAGACGATTAAAAGATATGATTATACAGAATTATATAAATTACACCATAGATAAATACTGATTACAATAAATAAAAAGAATATATTTACACCAACAATATATTGATTACTATTATTAAATTTATATGAGCGTGTTAGTAAAACAAGTGTAGTAAGCATAATAACAAATGAACATATCATACCAAATAACGCGTGATAAGTAATATCAATAGCTGCTTTTTCATCAATAGACAACGAAATAAATAAAATATAAAAATATAAGATTGGCATACCCCATAAAAATGCAATAATTTTGATATATTCAGGGTGATTCATATAAAATGAAGCGGCATATGAGAATAGTACGGTTATTAATCCACCACTTATAAATTCAGGAATATAATACATATATAATATAGTGGTAAATAGTTTGACATGACTAAAGATTTATATTATTCAAAAGAGTTTTCGTTATATACAAGTGAGGTTTTCAATCCGCCTCAATAGCCCCGAATGGGGTTATCGGGTGGTTCATCTACACTGAACTACACACTATGACCCGATGTAGGTGTGCTATGTTTGTTTTATATATATTTTCCAAAAAAGAAACCAAGCATGAAGAAACCAAGCATGGAAAAAATACATAACAATGCCCATAATGTAATTTTAATATTCATTATTTATATGTGAATAAATAATGATTTAAATTAAGTAAACGATTTACTTGGGACCAAGTTCAAGGGGAACACGAGCAAAATCGGTTTCAATGGTACTTTGGTTCCATGGACCAACCTCGGCTTTGGAGATAATAGGGTCGGAACGAAGTTGTAAATTGGCATTACGTAAAGTTTGACCGATAGTATCTAATCCAATATGATGACCAGCCTTCAATAAATCGGGCATAGATGTTTCTCCAGATTTGACAGCATTAGGGTTTAACGCAGACCATAGATTGTTTTCATCGGCAGGTAACAAATCACTGGGGTTTGCAACCTCGTGTGTAGCATACCCACTTCCAGTTGCAGTTCCTGAACCGTCTGTAGCAGATTCAACAGCTGTGTCCTTCTTTTTATTAGCATCAGCATCGGTTGTGCCGTCTTCCATTTTATCTACAACGTTCATTTTACCATTGAAATTGTTATTGATTAACCAAACTAATAATAAAAATACTAGAATCCCTATAACACGTTGAGGTGTGAAGAACTTTTTCATTCCAGTAAATGACTGTTTTAAAATTGTAAAAACCGTGGGAAACATTCTGTTTATATAATAACGGTTGATAAATTATTTATCTTAAATATCATTTTAACTAAACTATTCTATGTGATAAGAGATGTCTTATAGAATAAAACAATTTATATTAATCTGTATCAGAATTTTCTTCATTTTCGCTATCATCGCTATCAGTTATATCGTCCAACATATATAGGTTTTTTATACGTTTTGCTTCTAAATAAGAAGAAAGTGCTAAATCACTCGCTATTTTGGCTTTTCGGCAAGCCTCTCTATACATATCATAATATATGTCATTGTCTTTTTTAATATTTATATTAACATCTTCAGTTAAAGTATCTAAATCTATTTTAAATTCTTGTAATTCATTATTATTATCAGTAGGTTCTATTAATGTATCAATAGATATGTCATTATTCTCTTCGGGATTATCATTATAAATCATTATTTCCGTATTATCTATGTTTTCTAAAACTGTTGAACCTGGATTATTATTTTCAGGTTCGATGGATCCATTTGTATCTGTGTCTATTTCTAAATTTTGATTATTATTAATTTTGTCTAAAGTATCTATGGGTGTTTTGTCGTTGACCAGTAACGTAGTAGTACTATTATCTTCTGTATCTATTGAGAGTTCTTGTTCATTATTTTCATTATTTTCATTATTTTCATTATTTTCATTATTTTCTGGTTTATCTAAATGCATAGGTTCTTCTATATTACTATTAATTGCATCAAGTATTGTTTCGTTTGATTGATTCGGTAACCGAATAACACATTTTGTAAATAATTCTACTGGTTTTACGGTAACCATTTGCTTCATTTCAATTTCAATCTGAAAACTGGTAGATGTACATTTAATACCCTTAAATTCTAAAATACTAATAACATCTTGTTTATCATTAATCGTGCCAATATCAACCTGATTATTGGTTTCATCATATATGGTTAATGCTGGTACACCTAAATTTGTTTCTACATTTACACGAACAATATAATATTTACCCGTTTTGTATATTTTCATTGGTGAAGTAAAATAATTTTCAATATCATGACGTTCTAATACCATCTCACTATCAAACCAAACACTACGGTTTTCATGCAAATGTTCATGACACATTATTTCTAAATTTTCCATCCAACGAATAAACTCGTCGTTATCATTCGAAAATACTAAATCAGTATAATACCGTTTTCCAGCTTTTAAAAATCCACTTTTTGTATTGCATTTGGGTGCCTGTATATATAATGGAGTATTATTTACACCAAATTTTATTAACCAGTTACCACCTGTAGTACTTTTGGGCTTTGATAGTTTTATAGATTTAAATGGAAAAGAGTCAATAGCTTCAAATATATTATTCATTATAGTTATGTTAAGTGGTATCTTTATTATTATTTCTTTACAAATATATTGTAATAATTATACGAATTGCGTACAAATTTCTTTATTCTATTAATGCACATATTATAGACATTCATGCAGAATATAAAAGATTCATGTATTAAGTTTTTGTATAATGAAGATTCACGCAAAGATATTAAAGCAGTATTGAGTCCATTAGGAGATATAATATATAACGAAATATATGTATATTTATGGGTTATCTGTTTTTATAATATTTTTTTGTTTATTATTATTTTAGCCAACTTATATTTATTATTGAAAATATTAAATTTCGTACGGGATTTAAAAATATATATTCCAAATGAATAAAATAAAAGGATAATGTATAATGAATCGTCAACGAACTTCCAGCCTAACCAAAAAACGTCATCACCGTAATAAAAAAAACAGTAACCGAGGTAAAGGAACAAAAAAATACAATTCACGTAAAGATACCAAGTTAACCAAAAAGAATTGGATGAAAAAATTAATATTCACTGGAGGAAATTCTGCTGAACATGCTGAACATGTATTTGGGGGTATTGGTCAACAACATGCTATTAGCAACTCGAATAATGCAATTTATCAAAACCCATTACCCATCACAGCCCCAATTCCCGATACTACTACCACAATACCCCCCGAACAAACTGGTGGAAAAAAACAGAAACGTAAATCAAAAAAGCATTGAATTACGATGTAACATTCAAAATTTTATCTTTATTATAATATTATCATGAGCGACAATATTATTGAACAAATACAATCAAAACCGGAATTGATTGAAAAAATAAAAAATTGGGTTGTTATGGATAGCAAATTAAAAATTGTGAATGAAAAAACAAAACAGTTACGTGAAATGAAGTCACAATTAAATCATCAAATTTGTGATTATATGAATAATCATAATTTGGCACAAAATAAAATAACAATAAGTGATGGGGATTTACGAATATACGAAAAAAAAGAATATTCATCTATCACATTCAGTTATATTGAACGTTGTTTAGCGGAATTAATCAAAGATAAAACGCAAGTAGAGTTTATTATACAATATTTAAAAGAGAATCGTGAGGTTACAGTCAGTAGTGATATTAAACGAACATATAAGAAAAATTTATAAATTATACCGGAAAATTATATAATTGTATTATATTATATTATCTAAAATGCAATACTATGATTCATTTGCAACACAAATATTTTATAGTAATCAATTTGGCAACCCTATTGCTGGTATGCCATTAAAAACTTGTATACAAAATGAACAACAGAATGACCAATTAATATTTGGAGGAGGTTTAGACATTGAACCTACTGATGAATTAAGCAGATTTGATGGGCTTGTTATTCCTACTGGGTTATATGTAAATACTAATGTGGATAATAGTTCCAGAGATATAAAAAAAACCGAATGTAAATTAATTAATGATGATTTGTTTAATAAATTATTTGAGAAGGTTACCAAACCATTAAAATTTAATAGACGAACTACTATGAAAAAAAGAAATAAATAAATACTTTTTAGTACGCTACGTATTATATATTTTATTAAAAATATATAATTTTATCTATATCTACGGGTTGACCTACGTTTTTTATGTCGTCTTTTGTTCTTTTTCCGTGTGTTTTTTCTCCTTCCACCAGCTTGATTTTTATCAGGCTTTTCTTCTTCAAATAACTGTTTAAAATTTTCTAATGATATTTGATTATTTGTTTTTTTATCTTCTTCGTCTGTATCTTCTTCGTCTGTATTTTCTTTCTCTGTTTTTGGTGAAGGCAACTTATTTAAATCCATTATTTCCGCTATTGAATTCTCTTTCAAAGCCGTCTTTGCTTCTTCAAATCCATCAACTGTCTTTAATATAGCTATATGATTAGATAATTCAACTGTATTTAATTGTATTTTTGTATCGGGTAACAGTCCTCTATATTCACTATATACAAACAGTTCTAATATTTTTCGTAAATAATCGGGTAATATATCCTTGGGTGCTTTTGCAATAATCTTTTGGTATAATTCCATTGTCGGTTTAATTAATAATATCCGTTTGTTAATACATTGTGTTGTTGTTTCTTTTCCAATACTACTGAGTAGTTGTTTTACCTCCATTTTTTTATTTTTATTTGTGTCAATTAATTTATTACGTATAGCTCTCAACATAGTATCAATAATTTTATCCTTAATATAATTAGTTGTAGATTCATCGCATTTGAATTTAGATTCTATATCTGATTGAAATTTTTTTAAAATAGTTTCCGCTTTACCATCAGATATTTCATTTTTTTTGAGCATTCCAGTCATGTCACCCATACCTGGTATTGGTATTGGTGGTATTGGTATTGGTGGTATTTTACCGTCTATGCTTGGTATTTTACTGTCTATGCTTGGTATTGGTGGTATTGGTGGTATTTTACCGTCTATGCTTGGTATTTTACTGTCTATGCTTGGTATTGGTGGTATTGGTAGTATTTGTGGTAATTCAGGTTTATTTGTATCAGTATCAATCCCCTCGGTTGCAGCCTTGTTTGCAGTCTCAATCCCCTCGGTTGCAGCCTT